TAAAGATATGTTATTCACGCGAATGGAAAATTTGGGGTTTACTTTAACACTGTGGGAAGATCTTAAAGGGAACCCGGTTTCGGATTTGTATAGTAAATTTAGGTTTGTGTATAAGAAATGATTAGTTATTATTATTATTGACATTTTTTAGTTTTCATTTTTTATGTATGTTTATGATAAGATGATACTCGCTATACTTCTACTTATCATAAACGTGTTTTTACTACTCAACACAAAGGAACCACATGAAATAACCGAGGTTCGCGAAAAATATAGAATTCTCAGGGAACATCTCACAGAAACCGAAAATAAGAAATTTGAAATGTTACAGTCAGAAGTACCCATAACGGCACATTACAGTATTGCTAAAGGGGCTATAGGGTATAACACGAATAAAGGAAATGAAATAGGTTTGTGTATAGACGGAGATACGAATGAGATTTTCCATGTTTTAATACATGAACTCGCACATTCGACCGTAGACGAGTATTCACATAGTAAAGACTACTGGAAAAACTTCAAGGAGTTACGTGAAATATGTGTTAATTTAGGTATATACCAAAAAATACCCAAAAAAATGGAATTCTGTAATAAACATGTTCAGGATAAATAATCTAACCGTATATTAACAATATGTCTGGAAACGTGGCATCGTCTGCTCAAATATTACAAGCTATCATAGCTTGGGTATCGTACATGAGTTTATCGAGTGTACCCATGTTATCTAATAATTACGGAGTTAATTTAGTAACTCTCTTCTTTATCATACCTAACTTTTTACTCTACTCCATGAAAGGTGATAACTTTTTGTCTTACATGGCCATAGATCAAAGGTTCATGTTACTCGCAACTATCGCGGCAACACTTTTTGCTGCGTTGGTAACCCAAGCATCCAAAGGTGCTATAAAAAATGTGGAAAATTATGGTAAAACTACGAAGAGTACGGGATCTGTTCTTGCACTTCGCGTAGTAAGTTTTCTATTTGGTTTACTTACTGCTTATATACTCCTTAAAAGAGAAGGTATTTTTGCTAATTCTGTTTAAGCGTATCTTCTAGCAACGTAGAACACAACCGCAGCAACTGCTCCGGTTGATGCTAATCCAATAACACTTCGGTTCCCTTGGTCGTTAAGAAACGATGGTACAAAGTTTGCAAGTTTTTCTTGAACTGGCTTACTAATTGCTATCGCAGTACAAACCGCGACGACGAGAGCTTGAAACTGTTCATCAGTTAAATTAAATGGATTTTTATTTTCGGGTTTCTTATCACTTCGTTGAGTAGGCTGTTGTTGTGCTTGCATCATTGGTGTTTGCATTTGCATTTGCGTCATTCGTGGATCTTGTGCCATCATTGGTGGTTCAAGTGGCCCTTCTGGTTGTCCCATTATATCTGAAATTGATGTAGAGTCCATTGTCTGTTTATTTTCACTCACATTTTTTTCCGCCATAAAACTCGGCATTTGTTGTTGTTGCTGAATAGGTGGTAGCTGTGGTACTTGAGATGGTCCAGAATCGTTTGGTATAAAATTAGTCGTTTGGTTATTAGTAAGGTTAACCATACCATCCCCGTTATCAGAAAGGTTCATTGTGTAAACGTCCGTCATATAGTATACATGCGTTTTTCGTTTTTTTACGTTTACGCGTTAGCCTGGATTACTCACGTAAAGTATAATTTGGGTACAAACAACCAAAGGTTTTTACTATTCTAGGTAAATCGTTCAGTTCATCATAATTAGACATGTCGTGATCAATATAGACCGTTTTTGTTTCGTGGCACACGTCGACCAATACACGGTACCCGTCGTCTGTGTTATATGTAGTACCGGTTATTTCGTTAAACGCTGGATATACCAATGATATATTTTGAGATGGTGATACTTGTGTTATGTTTAAAGCCGTACAGATTTTTCTAGATAAAACTCGTATCATTTCTTCTTAGTAATTTTCAATGCAGTCGTTTTTTTAACTGTGTTACGATCACCTATTTTCATGTTACCGTGTTTTGGATTAAACATCTTCTTATGTGTTTGCCAATATTGAGGAGCACCAACCTTAAAGTTTTTCCTAATCTTTGCTTTGTACCAAAAAACACAATCTTCTATTCTATTACTCTTAGACGTGTTATCTAATACCAAACACTCGTAATTTTCAGTACAAGAGTCCATAACTTTATTGAACATATCGAACGTTGGAAATATACCAAAAAAGTTTTTATATAACTTCTCGCGATTTTGAATTATATTTTCACGTAAAATGAAAATGTAATCTATATTCGCCCTGAGTGCTGGTGGAAGATCCATACAGTATTGCATAGTTAACATGAAAAATATCTTCCAGTGACGACCATTCATAAAACATTGACGAATACACGTATCTTTCATAAATTTTGGATCGTACATACAATCGTCTAAAAGAAGAAACGCACCACAATTTGGTTTACCTGCACCCACGAGTTTCTTCTGTCTATCCATAACACGTTCTATTGCTTCTCTATCGTAATCTCCGTATATAAATAAGTCGGGTATATACTGTTGATAATAATGATTTCCTTCTTCAGTTGCTGATAAAACTATTCCTGCTGGTAAATGCTTTTTGTGATACAGGATATCAGTAACAAGTGTTGATTTACCCGTATTACGTTTTCCTATGAATACACACACTTTATCATCGGCCATACCTTCAGGTTTGAATTTTCGAAGTTGAAGATTCATCTAATCTAATATATTGCCTCGTTTTATTTTATAAAATTTTACTCACATACAATAAGAATGGCTGGTAGAATAAACCTTGCTATCACAGGAACTCAGGACCAATGGCTTACTAGCGAACCCGAATTTTCCCATTTCCTGATGAACTATAAGAGACATACAAAGTTCTCAACTGAAAATGTAGAAACTCCTTTCGATGGTGATGCAAATTACGATACATCCGTGGAATGTCGCATACCAGATAACAAGGGTGATCTTGTACGAAGTATGATGCTTAAATTCACTTTACCTCAACCAACGACACCTGATAAAACATTTATGGTGACTGCTGCTGATGGTAAATACTTTATAGACGGTGTTCAACAGGCAACATTGACTTTATACGAAGGTACGACATATACTTTTAGTGTTAACGCATCTAGTCACCCATTTAGGTTTTCTACAACAGCTTCTCCCAGTTATACTGTTTACGAGTCTGGTGTTACTGACCCCGGTACATCTACAGTGACATTTACACCCACTTCAACTACACCATCAATTTTATACTATTATTGTTCTTCACACTCGGGTATGGGTGGTCAGATAAACGTGAAAAGTCTTCGGTACCGTGAATCTATAGGTGCACAAATAATAGAATACATGGACTTACGTATAGGTGGTCAAACAATTGAACGTATAACTGGTGATTATATATACATGTACAATCAAATACATCATACGAAAGATGATACTGATCAGGGACTTTATTTTCTAACAGGTCATGGACAATATATATCAACGAGTTCTGATTGGGATTATAGTGTTATGTTACCCTTTTACTTTTTCAGAAATTCAAGTTTATCTATACCAGTGTGTGCACTCACAAAACAGATGGTCGAAGTTGAATTGAAATTTAAAAAACTCGAAGACGTGACTGTTTCGTATACAAGAACAGATGGATCAATTTCAAACCCACCTTTGGATGTATCTTCATCAATCAAAAAATTATCACTCGTGACGGATTTCTTTTTCGTAACGGAAGATGAGAAAAATTTCATAATGTCGAGACCAATTGAGTATGTTATTACACAGCTTCAAGTGTCACAATTTAAATTAAAAGCAGGTATTTCTAAAAAGTCTGGTATGCTTAATTTTAAACACCCGGTCAAAGAAATGTTCTTTCTCGCTGTAAGTGACGATGTGTATAAATATAACCCAATAAAGAACGTTACAATGAAATTTAATAATAACATTATCATAAACGCCGATAACTTGATGTTAAGTTATGAACAACCCCTTAAATATTATACGGGATTAACCAATAATAACTTCGGTGTATATAGTTTTTCCTTAAAACCTGAATTGTATTACCCGACAGGACAAGTTAATATGAGTAGAATAGCACATAACTTAATAGAAATAGAACTCGATAACCCAAGTGCAAATTTCGGACATCAAGTGTATGTATACGCAATTAACTATAACGTGTTACATATAGAAAGCGGTCTTGGGGGTTTAAAATTTTAGTGAGTTATACTAGTAATGGCTGGTCGTATTCAATTAGAAACATCCGGTCCACAGGACGCTTTTTTTACAGATGATCCCGAATATACATACTTTATAAAAAATTTCGAAAAACATGCTAATTACGCACCGTTCATGACGGATTTAGATGTACACGGTGATTTGGAATTTGGAAGTACGCTAAGATGTACGATACCACAAAACCAAGGTGATCTCATAAAAACAATCAGTTTTAAAATAAGTCTGGATGCTATAGACCAAACCATAAAAAGTTCTTTACATGCTAACACAACATCTATTGAATGGAACGAGTCTATAGGTCATGCTATGATAGAACACGTAGAGCTTTTGATTGGTGGTAAAGTTATTCAGAGACTCACGAGTGATTTCTTAGCTATATACTTTGATAATTACGTGACACAAACCAAACAACACTGTTTGGCAAAACTCATAGGTAAACCACCGGATGAACTTTCAGGAACATCCGCTATAAGCACATCTATTGGTGGCTATCTATCGTCGTCCGCTCAAAATTTATTTGTCGATATACCCTTTTATTTTTATAATAACCCAGAACTTGCTATACCAATTTGTGCAATAGATAAACAGGAAGTCGAAGTTGTTGTAAAACTCCGTGATATAGATCAATGCATACACTCGATAAGAAGCGATTCGCCATACATCGGATACATTTTATATACGGGTTTGAAACCAAAAAATCTCATAAAAAGTTTCAAAGTTACGACGGAAATGATATCATTAACGGATAAAGAAAAGAAAGATATTAAAACAAAACCGAAAGATTATATAATTACACAAATACAGGAAAGTTGTTCCCAGATAGAACAGAGTAGTGATCTTAATCCAGTCGTTATAAAACACAAACTTAGATTTGTAAACCCCGTTAAGGAACTATTTTTTATAATTCAAGGTACCCGGAAAATTGTAAATGGTTTTTACAACGCAACCTTTGATTATGATAATTCGTACAGGGACCTCGATAGTGTATACATTAACTACGAAAACCTGAAGAAACTCGAACTCCAACTCGATGACTCATACCCAATAGAAGGTGCTACGGGTGAATGTATAAACTTACGGGCCGTTCAAAGTGGAATTCATCATTCAAGAACACAACTGTTTAGAAGGTACTATTCATATAGTTTTGCTTTAGAACCCGAAAGATGGTACCCTACAGGTCAGGTTAATTTTAGTTTAATTAAAGATCAGGATTTGAAACTAACTTTAAATGCAGAAGACGAGTGTAAAAGAGAACTTAGAGTTTTGGCGCATAGTTATAATATACTCCGTGTAGAAAACGGTACTGCAATAACACTGTTTTAAAATGAATCAAGAAGAAAAAGATGCAACAATACAACTATTAGAACAATTTCAACAAACTGCTATAGATGTAGTCCAACCTGTGATGGAACAGGCCATCGTATTTGCGGCCGAATATGCAAAGGCGTGTGGTCGTGATATCATACTCTCTAAAGACGTGGAATATGCAATGAAGTATTGTGCAATGAATGAGGTTGGTAAAAAATCAGGGTCATATTTTCCAGAGATTTATGACGAGTCGGAAAGTGATGAAGATGAAGATGAATTGGAATTAGAAGAGGAAGAAGATATAGAATTTGTAAGATATTCCGGACGTGAATATAAATTTGTTAAAATGAACATGTCGTACGATAATTGGAACACTTGGGTGCCGAAAAACCCGACAGAACAGATGTTAAAAAATGCTATAGATAGTAATGGATACCTCTGAAGAGCCAGAAGGGTGGGTAGACCCTACCGATAAATATTTTAAAATAATGGGCGATAATAGTTCATCGTCGGGTGACGATACAGATTCCGAAACTGAAACTGAAACCGAATCCGAATCTGAATCTTCATCAGGGTGTGGTGCTTCTTTGAAAGAAGGAAGTGTCAAATTATTAAAAGGATACATGAAAAATACGAAAAAATATAAGAAAATTTTATTCGAGGAAGATTTTCTCCCAGAATAAAATGTGTATTTATAGTATAAAAATGTCTATCGCTAAAGAAACTATTACACTTGTAGCATCCGAACTCGAAACTCAATCTCTCAACGCCATCGTTGCCGGCTTCTCATTTGCTGCCGCCCTTTCGTGGATGGACTTGGTGAGATGGTTGGTTAACCAAGTCATCAAGGTCAACAAAAACGGTGGTATGAACTACACCCTCACTGCCTTGCTCACAACACTCTTGTCTATCACTGTGTTTATCATTGTGTCCAGAGTGTCCAAAAAGGTCAGAAAGCCAGCGCAACCAGTCTTCGCGGTTACTCGATAATCTTAGAACGTGGTTTTTTTATAATCATAAGTAAAAATAACCCAGTTGCAATTACCATAATTATTGGTAAAAAAGAATCCCAACTATGCACATCCTCAAATTCCTTGGGGATTTCCATAGGTGTTGGTAAAGTCTCGTCTCTTCTATATTTAGGTATATTAACGAACTTATCAGTAGTACAAGTAACCGCAAGTTTTAGTATATGATTTGCGTTTCTAAAATTATAAGGTATGAGACGATTATTACTACTATAGTAGAATTGTACCCGTAAACTCGATATTGTTTTTTGTGCACCACTATCGAAATTATGCTCTACAGCGTCGTCTACACCTGAATAATTAATCACATCTCCACACATTAGTATTCGTCCGGTATAAAAAGGTATATCTGAAAATATAGTCTTGTTAAATTCGTCTGATCCACTGCTTAGCTTTACAATAATACCATCAGCGCCTTGTAAATTAACACTCCCGGTCTCTAGTGTGTAAGGTGAAGATTGTGTAGAATCCACATCATTTGCAATTAAACCTAAAATATCGTGTGGCGTGGTTTTACCAGTTACTAAAGTGTTACTGTATCCATTCGTACCAGTATAAAACTTAAACGTAAATGGGTTATTTGCCGTAAAAGTCATTGCATTTGTATCTTTATCAAACGTTGAACTTTGTATTTTGCTACTCGAGTTTACTACAACATTAGAAGCTAAATCTACACCATTATAGTTACCGTTGGGTATAGTTATCCCATAATCTGAACCACCTGAATTTAAAGTAAATGTGTTATTTCTTTCATTTATCAAATACTGACTATTATGTATACGCGCTGATATCATGGAGATCTTAGTAACGTCATAAATTGGTGATTTTAGAGAAACAACGTAGTCTGCCGGGTTTGGGTAAAATACTGGATCTCTTTCACTACTATCTATATCTAGAGTATGTACCTTCATTAAAATATATGAGCATTATTTTAATGAGTGTTTTACATTATTATTTATTAGATTCGGTTACGAAATGTTATGTGACAATGGGTTACCCATGAGTTGACGCTTTGCTATATCTAAACCACTAGAGGATGAATTTGGATTTTCCATTCCCTTGTACGCGTTAAATTTATGATAATCGTTATTTCTATATTGTTGTGTCCACCCACCGTCTGCTGAATTCACTCTACCATCTATACGCGAAGTATCTGAACGAACGCTTGTTACCATACCACCTTGGTTGAGTGGATCGGCTCTGACATTCATACGACCCGCACCTGGTGTACGTCCCACTTTACCTCGTCTATCTGTTGGCCTGAGTCCAAATTTAGTAAGTTCTTCAACTGTGTACTTATCACCAAACGTACGTTTTTCCCCGATTTTAGAAGATGGTGAATTTAAGTAACCGTGGGAGAATTTGTGAATACCTGGTGCTGGTGCATTGGAATACGCGTAAGCTTCAATATTACCATCCTTCTTATTTCGAGTTGGTTCAGCTGCACGAGTTAACGCCGAAACAGTTCTCTTGGGTGCAGCTGTACTTAATGTATCCGTTCTGAGACCAGTTTCGGAACGATTTGTCGTGCGTTTTGTTCTTTCCTGTTCGCCTCTTGGTACTCTACCAGACATTCCCTGAGCACGTCCGGGAACGGGTGGAAGTCTCCCAAAAAGAAATGAAGTTTTCTCAGGTCTGTTATTAGCAAGTTCACCTTGAACTCCTCTTCTACCACCTTTTCCGTCAAAGGCTGGACCAGAACGCCCTGGTAAAGTTGTAAGTCTGTAAGCACCGACATTTTCAGGGTTAACTCTGAATAATTGTTGATGTCCACCGACTGATGGTACACTTGGATCAACACCCAAACCTGGACCAACTTGTTGTTGTTCGATTGGTGAGAGATTATTCATTCTACCACCGTCATACATCATACGATTTCTCATATCCAAAACTTCACCACCAGAAGATCGGGATTGTGGGGAAATATCACCAAATGTTGAAATCTCTTGCTTTGATTCATATCCAGGTTCAACTAATGGTGATGGTGCACCTAAATACGAATCATTGATTGATATATCTCTACTGTAAAAATCATCAATTGGTGGTGGTAAAACCTCTTCCTGTCCTTGTATGGAATTTCCTTCAAGTGTATATTTTTCATCCGATTTGCTCAATTTACGACCAGCATAAACGAGACCTGCTATAGCCAATATAGATATAGGGTCAGCCATTCTTACTTGTTATTAACATTTTTATTGATATATCTTTGCTGAAATAATCCATTTTGAAGTTCGGCTCGAGTGCTCGATGGTTCGTATGTTCTCGTTCTAAGGGGTGTTTTACAAGCAACATTCTGGAGTGGGTGAAAATTTCTTTCGTATGTTTTTGCTAATATTTTGTTAAATCGTGAAGTTGACTGTGGTCTAAGAGCGTCACTCACTTCTATGTGTTGAGCTGGAGAACCTTTACCTGCCATGTATGGAGCAGTTCCATACAACATTGTATTTGGTCTCGATGAACCATAATTTAAGGTACTGGGCTGAGGATATACAAAGACTTCTTCAGTTGCACAAACGGATGGAATCGCTTTATCGCTGACTATTTTCATTCCTGGTTGAAGTTGATACGCCATTTACTATTACAAAACATTTTGTTTATGAAAAATCGAGTATCAAGTTAATATTTATTTTAATTTATTTAAGCAGATAAACCAGATCCTCTGTGCATACCACTTCTTTTATCACCAGTTGGATCTAATCCCGCAAACGCCTCGAGTTGAACACCTCTCGCGTCTGGATTACACAATCGTGGATCTTGTCTACATGTAGTTTTCCCCTTTGATCCATGTATAAATTCATAATATGGATCGTTACCTAATGAAGAATTCGCGGTTGGTGTAAACTGTCGCGCTAAAGCGTTTCTTTGAAAACGTGGTAATGATGATCGCGAACGAGAAGGTCCGTATTGTATACCATTTGTTAAGTAGGAATCTGTATTTTTACGAACGGTTGGACCAAAGCACGCACTTGGTCTATCTGGTCTGTCGGTGTAATCAGTCATGAGTACATTACCACATGGGTTATCCTGGGTAGGCATCTGACAAGCCGAACCGAATTTACCGTGCGCTGACCTGGGTGGACCCTCTTTTATCATATCCGACTGTTCCATTATGTAAAGAACACCTAAAGCTGTAGCACCTAACACAAAAATACGCATATCTCTATTAATAAGGTATATTATACAAGTTGCATAAATGATAAATCTCGCTGTGGCATTAATTCTCTCTTCTGAAGAGAGAGACTTTGATGGCCAAAATTCTAATACTTTATCTGTACGAATGAGCTGTTTTGGATCTTCGAACCAAGAAGTCATTTATATATATCAAGTTTATTTTTTACCACCTAACATGCCACCTAACATACCCTGCATGGTTTTCATTAAAGCAGCTTCATCTAATTCACCATTTTCACCCGAACCCATTTTATCTGCGCATTCTTTAGCCACGCTCTCTATCATTGATAAAGTTTCTTCTGGGATAGATTTTATAGTTGTACCTAACATATAAAGTGTTTGTACATATTGCCAAATGGCATCTTTTGTATTATCTGAACAACCATCCCAGTGTTTTTCAAGATTTACACCTTTCATAAAATCAAGATTTTTAGATTCTTTAATAAAAAAAGAATCATCCTTTGAGGAAATTTTATTAGCGTATGGTGATACACCGTTCATAAATCCATCAACAACCAGCCGTGGATTAGCCTCTTTCATTAAATCGAAAGCTGATAAACACTTTTTCAAACCTTTTTCTTCTGGAAACGTCTTATGAAGTTCCACAAGAAATTGCCCCATCATTTCGTTAAATGCGGAAACAGATGCCATTTTTGTATATATTCTACGTTAGATATCTTTAAGCTAGGAAATTAAAATGGTTCTGTGCTGATAGTCTCTTTCTTACCTAAACCATTCGATACGATTAAAAATACTAATATAGCGACGAGTGCAGCTGGTTTGGTATACGCGCTAACTGCGAGTTTACCTTCGTTATTAAGTTTCGATTTGAAGTGAATATATCCTGCTGTAATAAATCCGGAAATCAATCCTGCCCAAGCTGGATCTCTTAAATAATCTTCAAATTCCATTTACTTATACATGATGTTTTTTTGACGAGATTCGGCTGCATCTGGGAAAAATACACCGTCGTCATCCTGTGTACGTTGCATAGGTTTTTGTACTCGTGGTGCCGTATTGATCGTTCTAAATTCATTGTTCATAAAAGACCTGTTGTTTCCTTCCCCCATCGTTGGTTCCTCTGTCATTGGTTCCTCTGTCATTTGTTCCTCCATCATTGGTTCCTCCATCATTGATTGTTCTCCCATTGGTTGTTCTCCACCCATTGGTTGTTCACCCATTGGTTGTTCTTCACCCATTGACTGTTCATTATCGAATGGTTCTTCAGATGTCTCTTCCATGCCATTATCCTCAATAATATCTGGGTCTTCGGAGTCACCTACTTCTGCATCACCTAAATCAAGGTCTTGTCCTTCTTGTTGTGACATATATGTTTGTAGTATTTGTTGGACAGGTATAAGTTCTTTTACGGCATTTTCAATACATATTGAAAATCTTTCAAATAACTTATCGTTTCTTGAATGTTCATTTTGTGATTCATGGTAAATATAAGGATCATTGTAAAGAGATTGTGCGACTTTATTATGACACATTTGAATAAATACTTCGTTTGTTGGTAGTTTAAGTGAAATCTTTTTATTGTCTTTACTTAATCGAACGGCTGATAAAATTTTAACGCAACTTACAAATACGGCTGCCAGTAAATCATTAAACCAAGCACATCTATTCGCTATATTATCGGTGTGTTGTTTTGACATAGCGTCACTCCAATTAGGAACTTCTTTTAACAATTTCTGGTACATTACTAAAACTTTTCGACCTTTTGATAACTTATACGCCTCTTCGTACATTTCTTCAAATGTCTCTATCATAACTGGACACATCAATAAACAGAGTTGGCCTAGGTATTCACGTTTAGCTTCTACTAATATGTTGAGGTTGTCCATTTATGATAAAGTAGGTTTTTTTATAGGTGATTATTATCGCGCCGCCCTGTACTTATTTGCTGTCTTTTTCAAATTAATAAGTGTTGGGAAATCACTAAATTCTTCTTCTGGTTTTTCTTCCAACTCTTTATTAACTTTCCTAGGTCTCCACGATATACACAGTTCAAATTCTCCTATATGTTGAACATAAAATCCACTTATTCGAAACTGTCTAATCAAATAAAGTGTTGCTTTCGTCCTGTCGAAGTGAGGAAATCCCATTACAAACGATGGTATTTGTACAAATACGTATTTTTGACACATTTCAACCGATTGGCGTATTTTTTTTGATATTTGTTCATGTAGTTTGACATACGTTTGTTTCCTCAACCTTTTACGTTTTTCATCTAGACGAGATATTTCACTAATACTTATCATTACAATACAGTCAAATTATTATTTTTAAAATATTACCCGTTTTGTAAATTTGTTAATTATATACAGAATATAAAACCTAAATGACGTAAATTTATTAGGGCTATTTTTTCTGTACCCCCTTAGAGCGATTTAAACACCTTTTTGAAAAATTTTTGAACTCGGTTCTCATAAGGACCACTCTTTTTTAAAAAAACATGACTTTCATGCACCCATTGTAATATAATAGAAAATATAGTGTTTAAATACCTCTAAGGGGGTACAGAAAAATTAGGTGTAAAAAAATAGATATAAAATAACCGTATTTTCTGTATGGTAAATGTACATTTTATACACCTGGGGCGGTCACTATTCTATCCTTATCGAGACCTATTTCGGGTTTTATATTTTTAGTATTATTATACATTGACTGCGAGTCTAAAATTTCTTTCTCAACGAGTAAGTTAGTATTACTTTTTAAGTATTCGAGTTCACTTTGTCTTACAAGAGAGTAGTCAACAAATTCACTCGATGCTATACTATTTGTAAAAACACCTTCATCGCGTGGTTTTTTAATATGTAAAGGTTGACTTCTAAGTGCTAAAACGGCAACTTTTGGTTTATCACCTATATATTTTCGTTTATTTGTTTGAATTTGTGTATACTTTTTTATATCAATGTTCAATCGGTTTTGTTCTATTTCGTTTAAGAATTCCTTTTTTTTCATCCGATCGTCGATACTTTCCTTAAGGCCTGTCTCCAAATCTCTTGTAATTTCATCCGTATTATCAATTTCATATTTCGGACCCGTATTGATCACCCGTATAATGGACGAAACTATAAATCCAAAATCATAACCACCTTTTCCATATTTAACAACCATAAACATTGCTTTACATATTTTACTACCTATTTGAGGTATAGCTTTTGTATCAGGGAGCTTAATGTCATCAGGGTTTACTGGTTTTGGTGCAAAAGCTTCATACATATCAGCAGAAATAGTTTCGATAATATACGTACAAAGACCAGTACGTTTAGAAACTTCTTCGTTTGTACGTAAAACCATTTCCTGCATGAGATCTTTTGTAATGTCAATATCGTCCATTTTTTTGTACATAGACATATCAACTTCTTCATCGTTTATATCAGCTGAAGGGGAGTTACTGAATTTCTCCACCCTGACCATTGACAGTATAACGCATAATATCAACACTATTAAAACAACTTTGTTCATCTTAGTATTAATTTTTATTTTAATTGTGATTTAACAGCGTAATTATTTTAACTTATAGTTTTAGAATGTCGCTCTTGATATACAGTCCACAGTGTAACCACAGTTTAGATATAATAAATTATATACAAAAAAATGAAAATCTTAAAAAAATAGTTTCGTATCACAATATCAATAAATTGGGTATACCACCACAATTTAAAAATAAAATAAGTCGAGTTCCAACGATGCTCACAAAAAACGGTAAATTTCTTGTGGGTAACGAAATAAAAAATTGGTTAGAGTCATTATTACCTACACAGGAACTGGAAATGGCTGGGTTTGGAACTTGTTCAATGACAACATTAGACGGGGAAAGTACCGATGATATGTTTGGTTTGGATGATTATGGTACATCTTTACAACCACCCATGACAGAAGAGTTACAGGAAAAGATCGATAGAAGTGTAAACGACGCGTATAATGTACAAAGTAAACAGAATTAAAGAATTTACACGTTTGACATATAATGAAGTTAGTTACAGTACAAGCAACTGCAATTAAATCAACTTTCGAAGTATTGAAAGATATACTAAACGATGTTAATATATACTTTAAACCCGATGGTATGTATATAATAACACTAGATACCGCGAGAACAACACTCGTTGATATGTATTTATCCGGTGATAACTTTGAGACGTATAAATGTGAAACTGAAATCGTAGCGGGTGTTAACGTATCTAACACATTCAAACTGTTAAAATCTATATCAAATAACGACGTTCTTACAATTTCTATAAATTCGAAAGAGTTTATGGATATTGAAATATATAGTGAATTGAAGAAAACGTCAACTAAATTCTCACTCAAACTTCTCGATATTAACGAACATCAAATAGAAGTTCCTCAAATAACTATGAGTACAATAACTCCAATGTTATCTTCAGATTTCCAAAGGATATGTCGTGATATGTATAACATAGGCAACGATATAGAAATATCAAGGTACGATAAAAATTTAAGGTTGTACTGTGAAGGTGATTTTGCAAATCAGGAAACTAATATAGAATGTATGGAAGAGAGTGTAAATATAACTGGTTGTTATTCACTTCGATACATGAACATTTTTACTAAAGCAACGAGTATGTGTGCTAATGTACAGATTATGCAAGAAGAACAAAATAGGTTTCTTATACTTAAATATAACGTCGCAAATTTAGGCGAACTTAAATTTTATCTCGCAACTAAGGTATCTGAAGATCAGTAATGTAACCATCGTAAGTACTTACTTTTTTAACAATACCTAAGGCACTCTTCAATTTGATACTCTGATAATCAGATCGAAGAGTTTCATCGTCGTAGTATAACAGATCACTTATTTTTACATTTTTATTACCATGAAAATCACCCCTTGGTCCAGCGTACCTTTTTATTTTATTTAGTACGTCTTTGACAGGTTTATCATCTATATCCATAAGCTGTGCACTCACGAGTGGCATATGAAAAACTATCCCCGGTACCCGTTTCGGTGGCCATTCATGTTTCATATCGTTTGATAAAAATTTATACATTTTATCATTATACCAATACTTTATACGTAAAATGATTTTGGTTACATTTGTAGGTATTTCAACATTCTTATAATCTATACCATTCAAGTTCTTATAAAAAGACTCTACATCATCACACCACTCGCCACGGCATTCATCTTCCCAAAACCCCATTAATTCACCGTCTGTATTATTACTATCAATTGTATATTCCATCGACTGGTGTGAAATTGTATAATCTGGTTTTGCTGTTATATATTTTATACGATCATAAACCCATAGTATAACAGTAGTTAAAAGATTAAGAATCATACTATTTAGTTATTATATGGAACGTAATTTTTTAAGCAGATATAACAACAGGATTGAGTCTTGGGTTAAAAACATAAAAGATGACCCTGGTAATAAGGATACTTATGAAAATGAAATGTCGAATTATATCATAAAATGCTTACCTTATATGAAACAATATACTGATGATACAGCGAAGGAAGTAACGACTGATAACGTTTTTAATTGTAAAGAGACGAGTGGATTACAAAGGAAAGATATATTTGATAATTACCTTGTTGAAGTTGAGAAGGTAAACGTGGATAGACCTATTGTAAAAAAAATGGAAACGTGTCCTGAATGTACTGGTAGTTATACATACCATTTTACCGATACAAGTGATCTCGTTTGTGAAAATTGCGGTTTGATAATAGCATGTTTAATCAGTGAAGAGTTAACATATAGAGAAGAACAAGAAACGTCTGAGAAAATCATAAGCTATTCGTATAAACGAGAAAACCATTTTAACGAGTGGTTATCACAATTTCAAGCACAAGAAACTACTAACATACCACTTGAAGTTATAGAAGAACTACAAAACGAACTAAAAAAGATTAAGATCAAGGCACTTGATGAGATAACACATGCACGCGTACGCTCTCTCTTAAAAAAACTAAAACTTAACAAGTATTACGAACACGTTCCGTATATAGCTAATATATTGAGTGGTATATCACCTCCAAAAATGCCACAAGAACTTGAAGAACGGTTACGTATAATGTTCAAAGATATACAAAAACCGTTCGATGATAATTGTCCAAAAGAACGTAAAAACTTTTTAAGTTACTCGTACGTTCTCTATAAATTTTGCGAACTTTTGAGTGAAGATAAGTATCTAAAATATTTCCCACTTCTAAAGTCGAAGGAAAAGTTGTATCAACAGGATATTATATGGAACAAAATATGTAATACTCTACAGTGGGAATACATAGCGACCATATAAAAAATATCAGGGTATACTAAATGGCTTTTGCAAAACGTAACCAAAAGTCTAAAAATTTACAGAAGAACACGAATGAAATATTAAATACGAACGAGATGGTTATGAATTATTCACCAGGTTCGCCTACACCAAAACAAAAAACTAGTTCGAAACGAACTAACATGCTCAGACAAGGTGTCCAATTTAACAGTTTAAGTAACATGTTAAAAGCGTTTGCGGTTCGTAATTTTGCCAAAAAATACGATTCACCAACGAAAAAAAACATGAGAACATCTGTAAATAAGGCGTTAAAATCTAAAGCTAAAAAATAAAATATACGCGTATAATAAATGAATGGTAGAACAATTCGTTCAAATACCAATATTTCAGTTGCAAAAGTTGCACAAGAATTTGCTAAAAACAAACCGAATCAATATAAAACAAAAGTAACTCCCAAAAAACTTAAATCTCTCTTACCACTTAATAAAAATGTAACTAAGATTGATCCAGCCTCACGTAAACTTTCGATGACGAATGTAAGGCGCTCGACGATGTCACAAAAAAATCGTATGATTGAAGAAATGAACGATTATTTATTAAAACGTAAAAATGTTAAAAAACAAAAGACCCAAAAAGTAAGTTAAATATTTAAAGAAACGCGTTTTAGAATAGATAATGAACGATCCATATTACAATTTCTGTTTAGAAGAAATCAAGTTCTACACAGAAAAGATAAACGAAATTATAAACGAAGGTCTCAAAGACCCCAAAAAGTATTACGAAGAATCAAAAAGTGATTGGAAAAAGATTTACCAAATGATTCCAGTTATGTACATGATGAATCAGATCGAAGATGAAAAAAAATAGTTGGTTACTTTAAATGTCATCTGCATTACTTGGTGTAGCCGTATTATGTTTATGTTCGAGTTCAGCAACAGGTGCTGGTTCATTCTTTGGTGGTTTTATACCAGGTACATCCCCGTTTATAACTAAAAAATTGAAAAAATTGATACAAACCATTATAACTGATGATGCTAAATCAGTAGATTGTGCGAATTTATATAAATATATGGAAGAAATTGGAGGAATTATCGCTGTGGAATCTGTCGTTAGATCATTATCAGAAAATGAACAAGCTATAGTAGGAAAGATACATGATATAGGAAGAAAGGCTGTAACACCAGAAAAAATATGCAATACGTCTATAGTAGATTCACTACAGAAAGCGATTATAAAAATTGAAAATAAGGATACATCTGTATGTACAGACTTGAAAGATTTGGAAAATGACATCCCACGTTTTATATGGGATAAAAAAACTAAAAAATTTATAGAAACAAAAGATTTATTAAACGAAGACCAGCTGGGTACTGTAGAAGAAATATGTAATCCAAACTATAGCCCAATGGCTTCACCCGACGAACTTTCAGAAAATGCTAAAAACCTAATTAGTGCTATTGAACAATTCGATGATGGGTTTAGTCCAGAAAAATGTACGGATTTTAAGGAAAAATGGGAAAAAATGATTGACGGAAGAAAATTAAATGAGATTTTCACTGGAAGAGGTTCCGGTCAGCGTATAACAGATCCCGAACTTAATTTCATTTATTCAAAACCAAAATATAAGGAAGTTATACAAATGCTTGGTGAGGCATTTGTCATGCGTGAAGATATACCGGACTCGGAGTTGCCACAAGGGGTAACTAGAGTTGAACAGTCAGATGAAGAAATTATTAATAAATTTTGTATTTCAGATTTAAAAAGAAAAATAGATGAGAGAGTGACCCTTCTTAAAAATGAAGACATACAGGGTTGTGATTTATACGATGATAATTGGACTATCATAAGAGAAGACTGGAATACAGGGTTTGTATGGAATGATTCAAATGATAAAATTTTAGTCGCGCACAATTATGTAAGTAAAGCATTAGGCGAAACCAATGAAGATTTAATGGACGGTAAAATCACGGCTAGAGAAACCTTGTGTATAAATTAATCCAAAGTCACATACCTAACCTCTAATTCGGTGTTAAGTGATGTAGGAAAATTAATAAGGTACCCTTCCGGGAACCCCGTCAAACGTAGATAGTTTTGTGCCTGTGTGACCATGACATCGTTCATGGTTTTAACCGATTTCAGTTCGACCACGGTTTTGTTATTTAAAATTAAATCGGCGCGAAGATTCCCTATAGTATGTCCTTCAAATACAATAGGAACTATTCTCTCCGTTTCGTAGTGTACTCCATTTTTCCGCAAGACAACTTCCATCGCATTGTGATACACGCGCTCGCTATAACCGGGACCAAGTACTTTGTATACGTGTTCGGCATAGCCACGTATCATTTATAAGATAGTTAAAAGCTTCACTTTTAACTAAGTTATATGAATATCGAGAACTGTGAAGGTCGTGATTTTTTAAAACGAATTGTTAATGGGTCTGTCGATCTCATACTTACGGATCCACCGTATATTATTTCACACGAAACGGGTATGAACGCGTTACACGACGCTATAGAATCGGGTAAAAATCTCAAGAAAACCGAGTCTGACTGGTTAAAATACGTCGAAGAAAACAGTGCTGCTAAAACAACACCGAACGCTAAGGAAAATTATATGAAATATGGTACCATATACGGTACCAAGTATAGCGTTAAGACTAATTATGGCGAATGGGACGAAAACTTTACTATGGATACACTCGATGAGTTTATAAAACTGTTTTACCAAAAACTTCGCGACGGTGGTACGTGTATAATATTCTTTGATGTATGGAAAATATCATATATCAAAGAACTCATGGAAAAACATAAGTTTAAACAAATTCGGTTCATAGAATGGGTTAAAACAAATCCACAACCTATAAACTCGGGTACGAATTATTTGACAAATTGTCGTGAAATAGCTTTACTCGGTGTTAAGAAAGGTAAACCGACGTTTAATAGTAAATACGATAACGGTATATACAAATTTCCAATCCAAGGTGGTAAGAATAGGTTCCACCCGACACAAAAAAACGTTGGTTTGTTTCAATCACTCATAGAGAAACACTCAAATAAAGGCGACCTCGTCGTAGACACGTTTCTTGGTGGTGGAACAACAGCTATGGCGTGTACAAATACCGAACGTAAGTTTTCCGGATGTGAACTTTCAAAAGAATATTACGATAAAATTATAACCCAAGTCAAACCTACTTAAACAAATAATCAATTAACAATATAAAATGGGATACCAAGAATCTGTATCTAAAGTCATAATTGAAACACTCGCATTCACAAAACCATTCGTTCACTTTAATCGTCTCGTGGAGTTAGGTCTCGTTGAATCTACACTTAATGGTGGTAGCTGGCGACCTACATTTGAAAAAAACTATAGAGTTTCGGTCGTGTACACCACAAATCGTAAACCGAAACATAAAAATATAAAACACGAAGATGAAACTAAATTTAAAAGTTTATACGATACTACGTATAATAATTTAGAAAAACCAAGAAAAGGAGAAGTCCTTGGATTATTTGTTTGGGGACTTAATATAGCTCCCGAACCCAGAACCATCCCTAAATGGATACGCGAACGCGTGTGTTGTGAAGGAGCACGGTGTCTCATATGTGATGATGAACGTGACATTGAATGTGATCATGTGGATGATGATTACCCAAACATTGCTCCAGATCAATTACAGGTTTCTGATTTTCAAGCATTGTGTCAATCGTGTAATAAAAAAAAACGAGAGGGACATAAAAGGGGTATAAAATATTATCGGGATATTAGGGATCCCGGAAAATCGGTTATCCGTTTGCTTTTTGGATTACCGAGCGATTTCAAATTCCCATTATTGGCCGAAGAAACGATTGGTAATGTTCTGTTTTATCGCAATCCGCAACTCGTTAGAGAAATGCACATTAAACATCTACGTCGGGTTATTTATTGTCAATAAAAATGGAAGGCACATCTTCAACAATTTCGATTACATATTGTTTTTCATTTTCTGTCGGTGTTATATTTACTACGCGACAATCCTTTGCAGTTAAAATTCTTTGTTCTGAAACTTTACTAATAGGGGCAGCTATTGGTGTACACAACAACGTCCACATATATTAGTATCATAGATTTAAAGATACGACGTGTATATAATATAAAATGTTTTATACACGTGGTATAGAGTTAATATCAGCAGTAACGTCTATTTTCCCAGTTATAGTTTCATCATTGTTCCCTATGAGTTATGTTTCTCTCTCGTTTATGATACACTGCCCTTTTAAAATTTTGTACCACGTTAACAACGCGTATAGCCCGAATATGTATAGAAGTGAAATAATATACAAAAAATATAAAAGTTTTTTACACGTCGGTTTATCTATACTTTTTTATTCATGGGAAAGTAAAATAAGTTTTTTGAATATATTATTTCATGCACTTTCCGTGTCAGTTATACGTAAATGCGAACCGTTAAAAAATGATGACGATAGAATGAAGATAGATACACTTGGGTATATAGGAATATTTGCGTCTACGATCGGTTTGTATAGTATAAATAAAATACATTACGTTTTATCTTTGTACTTTTACTTTATATCAAATACTATACACCAAACGGGTTTATATGACGGGTTAACGAATAGTATCGTAAACTTATTACTTATCACACCTCAGTACCTGTTACTTTTAGGGTACGAAACAAGTAAACAATATACTTAATGATTACACGATAGAATATAATAATGAAAGAAACCTTCAAGTTCAGAATAACGGATACCACAACACCAAATGACATGGATTCCTTTTTTTATGACGTATGGTCCCGAAACAAAAACGTTCATATTTTACTAGATACAACATCGTGTAAAAATGTATCGTTAACGCGAATACTTTCAATCAAAAGTGTTCTAAACAAACACAGAAACAATTCAAAAAAGTATATAGATCATACAACGATACTGGTAAAATCGCGTTTAGTTAAAAATATATTACGCGTAGGTTTATCTATACTAAGAACCGAACGACCGGTTTATATCGAGACACTTTAATTATATAGAACACGTACTGTATGTGAAATATAATTAATTAGTTTTTTTTAATCTTTCTGCCATATTTATTAAATTTTTATATTTATTCTTTTCAGCAACTGTTTTAGCAGCTTTAAAACGTTTTTTCAATTCTGAATTATTTACCATTTATATTAACTTATAAGAAAATAATTTAAGACGACAAAAACTTCCCAGTTTCATCAATGATGAGTTCACCCCTATCGGATAACATACGTCTATTCACCATGTGTTGTTCCTTAACATCATCCTTGTTTTGTCCGACGTATGGTACGGCGTAGCCTTGTTCGCACATCCATTTGTTTACGTTCGTCCAGATACCATCTTCAAATACCCATAATTCACCGAGTGCACGCCCATACTTACCGACAGAGTCGCGTTCTTGACACCGCAATTCAATTTCACAATCGTCCTTATCGGATTCAATCGCTTTTGTCACCCATTTAAGAATCTGTTTCTTGGCGTGTTTACCGTAAACCTTTTCGGTCAAATCACGCGTTCGCGATTCTTCGGTATCAATACCGAGCAATCTCACGCGTTGGCGAATGAGTACGTCGAACCCCAAATCAATAAGAACGTCGACGGTATCACCATCAACGACTTTCGAACACGAGTCGATTTTGTATTTGAATTCACAGGGTTTTTGGTTGTAGGTAGTCATTATGTATATAGTTTATTGAATTAATCTTTAATTATAATTACAAAAAAACTTACACGAGTTTATTCATGTATCCGTAAAATCAATCAATTTAAACCTAAGTTAGATCTAAATAGATCATATATTAAAGAAATAGATCTAAGATCAATAAACACAAAATGCTTTCTATTACAAGACAACAACAATGGGACCTTTCCAAATATGAAAAGGAACTGTTTCAAAATAGAAGAGAACAACTAAAACTTCAGGTTCAAGACAACCATTTGACTGGTATTTCTAGAATTTACGAAAATCAGATAAAAGCAGGACAAGAAATTTGTGATTGTTTTGATGATAAAAACGTTAGGTTCGTTATGGGTATTGCACAACCACAATCTGGTAAAACCACAACTGCGGTTTCGTTTATCGATCAATTTATTGATAGACATGAATTACCTATCGAAAATATTTTCGTGATAACAGGTCTTAACTCTAAAAGTTGGAAAAAGCAAACAAAAGAACGTTTTCCAAGTATATTAGAAAACAAAATTTATCATCGAAGTGATTTAAAAACAAATTTTAAGGTAGATTTTGGATGTAAAAAAAATACTCTTGTGATTCTTGATGAAATCCAAATTGCAGCTAAAAAGAAGCAAACCATGTCTATAACATTTGATGAATTATCTTTTACGAATACAGATGATATGTATAACAATAATACAAGGATCGTTGAACTTACAGCTACCCCCGATGGTGTATTGAAAGATAGACAAAATTGGAGTGACGATTTAGCAAAAGTTGTTATGTGTCCCCCAGGTGTAGGGTATAAAGGTATTTTCAATTTCCTTGATGAAGGGCGTGTCGCAGAATGTTTAGATTTATGTGGTTACCATAAAGATGAAAAAAAAGATACACAAGATCAAGCTAAAGAGAATATAGCTAAACTTGGGAATTTCATTAATGAAAAGTACGGGTTTAATAATCCAAAGTATCATGTCATACGAACTCCTACGGGAGAAGCTGGTCGGGTTATGATGTCGAATTTCGAAAACATGTACAATAATAACGCTGAATATGAAACGTATAACGGTATGTCCGAAGAAAATAAAATAAATATTTTCGATAATCCACCAAAAAAACATACATTTGTTTTTATAATGGAACTCATGAGATGTGCTGATACGGTTAATAAAGAATACATCGGTGTTTGGTACGAACGATGGGTGAAAAAATTCAATGATTCGGCTGTAATACAGTCAGCAGGGCGAAATTCTGGTTATGACGATACGGGTGAAACATTCATTTTTACAAATGTAGAAAGTCTCAAATTGTATCGTTTACACTACGAATCTAAGTTTACACGAACTGATTTACCGTGGAATTGTAATACTAAGAACGGGACGTATGCGTCCGAGGATTCTGAATCCGAATCTGGATCAGATAATGGTGAAAACGAGTACGGGTATAAAGTTTTCGAAAACGATCAAAGGTACTGCGATCTCGAGATCTTTACGAGATCGCACCTCGGTGGATGGGTACCTCGTACAAATGTGGGTAAGAATATCAATGAACTCAGAAATCATACTTCGGGTGATCTTATCGCACGTCATTGGGGTTTATCGAATAAAAATCCTAAAAGAATGGCGTTGGGGACAGATGGGAAATGGGTCGTTTGGTGGTTGACTAAATTTTACCCGGGTGTATAGAACATATAACTTTTACTTTTAATACAAATATTATTTACAAATCAAATTCCTTTTTAGTCCCACCATCGTACGCGTTCACAAACCCTGAATCTATCATTTTTTTGTTAATCGAAACCATATCCCTTTTATTTTTGTATACGAAAACGAGCGTTCGTCCATACTTATCGTTTTTCTTACACGAAACCCATACCCACCCGTTTACCTTAAATTTACACTTGAACGGGTTCCATGGAACACGTTTAGACTTCTCGTCGTAGCCTAAAAAACTCACGAACGTATACTTCGCACGTTTTGCCATGGCGACGTGTTTATCCCTATTTTTCATATCTTTAGGGGGTTTCATTTCGGGTGAATCGTACCCAATAGTTCGAAAATTAAATTTTAAAATTGTATTATGAAGTACGATACACGCCTTAAACGTATCACCGTCGTAGACGTCGGTCACCTTGGCGTACCCTTCATAATTATTGAGGCTAAAAACGGGTATGGATTCATCAGTTACAGAGAGTTTACGTTTGTTACAACAATACATTATATGTTAATTTTATTACAATGTATTCTTTTAATTACAATTTTCTATTATTATCGAATATACGATGACACGCATCACAAAGAGTTGATACTGGATACATTTTATGCAACTCTATAAATTTTCTAAGGATCATATCGGAATGGTATCCATCATCTGTACACGATTCCGATATTGCTAGATCTAATATTTCGGGTCGATCTTTTACCGTATGTGCACGCGTTAGCTTACATTTTTCACTTTTTTCATTGCCACACCCCAAACACGTTGGTTCGGTTTTGAAAAAATTGTGTACCAAATTTGCAGCGTTAGCTTTTGAGTAGTGCGATATATTTTTCGGATTGGTATTTTTTGGAAATGTAACTCTAAATTTTTCATCCATAATTTGAATTTTTGTTTTTTGTAACTTCCCCTCAATAAAATTTGTACATTTTTTCTTCTCGACTCTGAACATACACGAATGAATATCGCGTAAATTTGTAATATCATCGTTTATATACAAATTCGATACAAGTTCGCACAAATCGTCCATTATATCATCGATATTGTCTTCCGTTATTTTCAAACACTTTGTCGTTTCATCGCGTTCGAATTTGTCACCGGTCGTTAAAAACCGATAAACTTCGATCATGGACCTGAACCGAGTACCATTTGGGGAAAAGAAATAATTATCGGTCGAACCCTCGGATTTACCCGATTTCCGGGTTTCGATTTTTACATACCAATCATTACTAATCTCTTGCCCCTTATTTTTGAGATAAGTCTTGAGAGTGTTAAAAACTTTATGATTTTCGGTCGTCATTGTATATTTTTAATTTTTAATTTTTAATTCAAATGAGTATAACTGAGGTTGATTTCACTTTCGGTAAGTTTATACTTATCTATATTTTTTTGCGTCGGTCGTTTATTAAATTTTTTAATATCTCTAAGATATTGTTTACGGTTCTTAGTGTATATAAAATGTATATCACTTTTTTTATTATCGTATCGATAATTATTTTTTTGTTTTTGCGTTTTACCTAAATTACGTTTATTAATACACGTATAAGGTTTATCCCTTACTATATATTCCCATTGTTTAGATGTATCCTTTTCCCTAAAAATACGTTCCATTCTTATAACTTTACGTTCTATTTCGTATTCCTTATAGTCCATGTACCCCTTTTTATACATTTCCTTGATTTCGTGAATAATTTTATACACTTCATCCAATGTGATATTATTTACAGATTTTATATCGTAATTCTTCATTGGCATAAAATTGTACCCATCGCAATTAAACAAAAACCCCGTAATTTTCAATTCATTCGGTTTTGAATTTATGAGATCTTTTATATTTTCTTGGGTTTCCGATTTATAAAATAATTCCGAATAAAATGTATTTATACCCCATTTTGTTTCATTTCTATGTTGTATACATTTCATGTGTGGATACTTATCAATGTTCAATTTTAGTCTAGAGTGTATATGTACATTTTCAATATCATGATCGAATGAATATTTTAGATGAACATGTGACGTGTAGAAAGTTTTAGTCGAGTCACTTTCCAATATATAAAGAGCCACGGGCTGGTAAATTTTATCCATTATAATAGTGACACTGTAACCTTTAATATGTTTATATTTTTATGGCTATTTTTTCTGTACCCCCTTAGAGCGATTTAAACGGCTTTTTGAAAAATTTTTGAACTCGGTTCTCATAAGGACCACTCTTTTTTAAAAAAACATGACTTTCATGCACCCATTGTAATATAATAGAAAATATAGTGTTTAAATCCCTCTAAGGGGGTACAGAAAAATTAGCCGTAATTTTTCAGATATATTTTATAGTTAAGCTGTGTATGTATATGTATATTATTATAGCCTTCTAATTTTGGTAAGTTCGTCACATATTTTCAAATAATCACCTTCGGGTATGGTATCTGAATTTTTATCGATGAGTTCCATGATGGTTTCGGATAAAATTTCGTTTTGGGTTTTGGGTTTAACATGTCCTCTTACAGATGGACTATAAAACCCACAATCACTATCGATGACCCCCTTATAACTATAAGAATCTCTCAAACTCGTGATAAATTCATCTATACTCGAATAATATTCATCGTACGACCAAACTTTGTCGTTGTAGAACATATATTCCTTATTACAAAGATCGTCACACCAATATCCACTATCACCGCTTAAATTGAAAAGTGATATTGGTTTAATATACCCTTCATTTCCATTTTTTGGTAACAATTCTGACGATGATTCATATTCAAGATTATAGTTATACGAAAGAATGGGTGAAGCGTGTATTTCTATATTTTTGACGGGAGATCGACGATTATTCTCACTTTCATAAGTAATTGTTATCGCCAAGTGTTGAGCACTAATAGTATTGGGTATAGTCGAACGAATAAATTTGTTTACGAAAGGTGTTGGTTTCATTACGGTTTACTTATATTAATTATTAAATCTTTAACTATTAGGTTAGATATATGCTAATTTATTTAAACATTCACCCAAAGTCTCGTGAAATTCCCTGAATTGTGTCATTTTAAGTTTAAATGAGTTTTCAATCTTATATAAATGTTCCTTATATTTTTTGATTGTATCGTTCCACAATAGTATATATTTTTTACATTCATCCCTTAAATCATAAGAAGTTCCTAACAATAAATTGATTTTTTTTATCGTTGGTATACTATCTTCATCGTATTGAATATCGTATTTAAGACATATTTGTTTACGAATATCTCTTTCTATACGGTTTGTTACACGTTTTAAAGGGTAACGGGATACTTCCTTTTTTTCGCGTTTTATTTTTTTTGCGATATATAAACAGTCATGTTTACCCGTTTTTCTTAAAAAGCTCATAGATGCATAAAATTCCTCTTCACCGGGAACACGAGGTTGATTAAATTTTGGGTTTTCTAACGGTATAGTGACATGGTTGTCGGGTATGATCTCCTCCTTATATACATCCATCAAATATTTACATATATCTAAATAGTCATTTTCGGGAAACGAGTGGTTGTTTTTATCAACTATTGCGAGTATATCTTGAAGTTTAGACTTGTCCATTTTTAATTATTAACTAAAATTTCAATTTAAAATGACTTAGGAACCCGATGTACTTGGATACGAATATTCCTTTTCAAAATATTCGTATTGATCTAAAAGTTTTTCATGTCGTGCTTTATATTCAATTAAATTTTTACACACGTGTGTCATAGACTTGTCTATTTTCGCAAAATGTCCCATTTCCACTGACTGACTAACATGAAAGTTATATTTTTGTGTAATTTCTTCTATAAAATTGAGAATTTCGTTTGAAAATTCAACACCGTTCTGTAAATGCTTTTTTACCGAAGGGTGTGGGGGGTATGTGTTACGTTCCTGATTCATTTTATTGTTAATTTACTACATTTCTACACGAACTTGGGTTTGTGGTAACTCTATAAAATTGGGTATAGAAGAATTATACCTTTTTCTTATATCGTATATTACATTATTCGAGTATATTATTAATTTATATACGTTATCAATAACATTTACATTTGAATCTATTACCCATTGTCGTAAAAAATCACCGACTGAATTTGTAAACATTTCTAAAATATCTCTTATATCTTGCAATTTATCTTTTTGTTTATCGCGTTTTTGTATTTCATTTTTGAATTCGCGTTCGTCTATATTTTTTAACAAGTACGATATGCGTAAATAATTATTATCTTCATCGTGTATATTTGAATATTTATGCAGTATATCTATATCAAGTTTATGGAGTATTACCGCTATATCTATAATTTCATACGATGCATTTTTATCACCCAATTCACTAATCGTTGGTCTACCACCACAAGGTATATCCGCATGTTCACGCGACCTTTTTTGAAACTCGAAAAAATGTGGATTATGTATACGCCCCGTTGATAACTTTCCGGTTTTCCAATCGAATGCTGTACTACAACTCGTACACCACATTTGAGAACACCCGTCGATTTTATGTATCATTGTTCCACAACTTGGACACGGTCGTGTATCTTTATTTATTATATTCATCGTCTTTACAGTTTCAGGGTCACATACATGTCCTTCATCCATTTTTTCATTACAATGTTTACAGAAGTGCTGTTTACATAACCCACATTTCCAATTTTCATCTATAAATCCTCTACACTCTTCGGATGGACACATTCTAACAAATTTTCTTATCAATTTTTCATTTGGATCAATGTATTCTGAATTTAAGTTATTCATCTCTAAAATCAATTCATCTACTTTCAAATATAATTGTGTTTCTAATTCATTATATACATCCATTGGGTATTCTAAAACTTCTGCATCTCTTCTATCGTTTCTAACATTTGCCAATGCATCCTGAACAATGTAATATTCCCTTCTTATTTCACGCGAACGTAATATACGTTCAACTTTTGGTTGTGTTTCTGGCATTTTTACCAATTCTCGTTCTAAAAGCACATTTTCCCTATGTTTTCTATATTCACAGTTTCTAAATCTTCTCGTACAAAACGAATCTATAAAAGACCTGTTTAGTTCGTGTTTACAATTCATACAATGTGCGTTTTCTGATGATGAAAGTAAATAAGTTTGTGTACACTCCTTACACGATTTATAATCACAAAACGGACATGTCACCTTTTTATGATTCGTTTTATTGAAATTTTCACAGCACACCGAACACGTGTCCATACTTAATTAAAATAATGATTTTTTTCTTTAACTTTTTTTTCATTGGTATAAGTAACATGATCTTGCGTAGATTTAACGACTCGGAGTACGAACCACATATACAGGAATTTCTGAAGGAATATTATAACGCAAAGTTTCCATATTTTTCACTAAAAAACGGGTGTTTAGGTATAATACCCAGATATCCCAAACTTATTAGATTAGGTAAATGTAATTTAATAAGAAGAAGTATACGTTCTAAGATAAAACACGTAACACCGACGAGTATTTTATTCGTAAACATGTCGAATAAAAGGATAAAAGTTGTTGTTGAGGGTAGATGTACAAAAATGACTGGCTGTGGTATAGGCGCTATGGGAAATAGTATTAGTATGAGCGTTGACCCATCTGAAAATAAGAAACAGAAGTGTGTGATAGAACCCAAATTACAAGAAAATGGTTACCTTAATAAATTTAAAAAGAAACGGTGGTTTCATAGATTAATGTTTAACGACGATCACGACACAACCGTGAAAGTATCGGCATGTTTAAGAGCATCTAGTGCATTGATAGACCCGTGTACATATACGTATTATTTAACCGTTTATACTATAAACGAACATAACAAAGAAGAACCAATTATGGAGGAAATATTACACCATTCCAATTGTGATATTGTTTTCAAAGATAAACACGTCGCTACCAATGGTCTAGAGAAATGGATAAAACGAGAGTGTAATTAATCCTTTAGAAATGGATTCTTATCCAGTTTACCCTCATGAAACAATACGGGGTTATACATAGTTCCGTCTGCGTAATATACTTTCGTATACCATGACATTGAATTTGTATCCCATACTTGACGCCTTTTTAAACCGCATTTATAGACGAGTTTTTCATGCATGTCGTCACTACTTCCGGTAATTTCACCCGATTTGTTCCCCTTAACAATAGTTTTTGCTTTCTTTTCATCACTAATAGAACGCGCGTAGTTCATCATAACGGATGATAAACCTCTGTGCATGTTTTATTATTGATTAGATTATTTTTTTTATATTACTTTTTATTCAACCAAGGTATCCACTATCCATTATAAGTGCGATGGTGGATGCACAAGATGAAAGTCCACATGGAATCAAAGTTCCGAGACTATTAGTAAATAACAAACAAGTGCATATACACGAAACAAGTAATGTTATTCTTTGAGCTTTCGAGTATTGTTGATCATCTGAAGGATCCAAAGTCGTCATTTATATTAATATGATATTTTTATTTTGTTTGGTACTTGGTCTGTTTATTTAATTGTGCGAGTCGTGTCTTGACTGTCATTTCGGAGACTCCTTCATTTATATTTTTCTTAAGACGAGATGCGTTTTTACCCGCGCGACCTTTCAAGGTATTGTTAACCAACTTCTTAAGGTTTGCCTTTTTATTTATTTGTGGTGGAGGAGGTTTATTTTTTGGTGGAGGAGGTGGTTTCATATTTTGGTTTATCATCTTTTTAATAGCGTTATAACTTTGTGGTCTCATTCTATAAAACATTCCAGAACCTTCTCTGTACGAGTTCGCACGCTTAATATAATCTGTACGTTTAACCCTGTTTATTTTTGGGTACGTTTTAGAAATGTATTCCGATACTTGTTTCTTAACCAGATCCCTTTTCCTTTTTTCTTCCTTGTTATTAATGTTACCGTTTAATGATAATTCCTTGATTGCCTTGTTTATTACTGGTTGTAATTCCTTTGCGGTCATGGATTTAGTATTTTTGATCTGATTAAGTAATTTTCTTTTATTCGAATCATTTTTAAACTGTGCCTTTTGAACTTTTCGTTCGAGTCCTTTTCGTAATTCTAAATTTTTACGCACTATATTTTGCTTCGCCGCATTTTCCTTTTGTTTTGCAATTAATTTTGTGTTATTAATTGCCTTCTTCGCGGTTTTCTTGGTTGTAATATTTGCTATTAATGCCTTTTTAATCGAGTTGAAGTTATACGTATTCGCGTTTAATTTAGATAAATATGCGGGTCCGTTAATGGAAATTCCACCCGCCCTTTGAACCAATGATTGTATGACCTTTTTATCTTGAATACGTTTTTGTTGTTTCGATTTTTTTGCTTCTTCAACCTTTCGCACTGCTTCTTCTTTTGCCTTTCGAGCTTCGTTAGCGGCTTTTTGTGCTTCTAATTGACTTTGTTCATTAAAATACATTTGGTTTTCCATCGCTTTACGTCTAGCTTCGTCTTCCTTTCGTTTAGCTTCTCCAGCTGCCTTCTTTGCATTTTCTTGTTGCTTTTTGAGTTCATTTGCAGCATTTTTTCTACTTTTGATATTAGCTAATTTATTATCGATTTGTTGTTTAACGGCGTTATAACTTTGACCCTGATTGAATAATCCGATATAATACGTCGTGTTAATAGAATTCGATGTTTTGAGTAACTGTTCTAATTGTTGGCGTCCCGCTCTCTTTTTCTCTGCTTCGGCTGCTTTCTTTGTTTTTGCAGTGACTTTATTTGTAATTTCCTTAGTAATTTTTCCTTTTATGATATTGAACGTATCTGGATTTTTGTTAAACTGTTGAAGGTAATTAGCCTTTCTCGCGTTATTTAATTTGATATTCGCGTTACCATTCTTACTGCTAAGTATTTGAGTTAAGATTTGGAGTTTACGTTGTTTAATTTCCTTTTGTTCTTTTAATTTTTCTTCTTCAGCGAGTCTTTGTTTCTTAGCAGTTTGTTTATTTTGGATACTCTTGATCGCATTAGCTTTTACGCGGTTAAAGTTACCACCACTGTTGAACGCCTTAAGGTGTTTATCTTTTGTCACGTTATTTAATTTAATATTTGCGTTATTATTTTTACTATTAAGTATTTGTTTTAGAGTAGTTCTTTTTTGTTTCCTATTATTTTCTTTACTTTTCGAATTTTTCCTATTCGCGAAGTATTGGGATACTTTACCTTTTACGACACCAAGTGGTACACCCGTATTGAAACTTTTAAGAAACTCATCCTTTTTCACCGTACTCATTTTAACTCTGTTATTTGAATTTTCACTATTAATAAATTGTTGTAACTCATTTCGTTGTCGCGCTTTCTCATTTCGAGCCTCTTGTTTTTTCTGTTCTTCTTCGTTCTTTTTTCTCTGCGCTTCGGTGGCTGCTTCTTCGTTCTTTATTCTTTTCGCTTCAGCTTTCCTTTCATCGTTTTCTTCTCTTTTTCGTTTTATCTCTTCGGCATCTCTAGCTTCTTCTTCTTTTTTTATTCTTTTCGCTTCAGCTTTTCTTTCATCGTTTTCTTCTTTTTTTCTTTTTTTCTCTTCAGCTGCCTCGTTAGCAGCTTTTTCTTGATTAGATACTAAGTTAATACTCGATTTAACGGTATTTACATTCGCACCTTTATTGATTTGAGCAAGCGCTCCCTTTTTAATCTTCTTAGGGTTTTTCAAACCTTTAGAGTTAACGTACATGTTAATGTTAGTCTTTTTCGCTTCAATTTCATTTCTCAATGCTAATTGTTTTTTCATTGTATTTATGGCACTTTTAACCGAATTTATATTTTTGTACATGACATTACCGTTTGTGTTGTATAAGAAACCCTTAATTTTTTGTTTTCTACCGGTGGCGTAATTGTTAAGAATAGCCTTTACGTTAGCGTTATTTTTGAGATTATTGTTACTGTTTAAGAGTACACTTATTTCCTGGACCCTTTTATTCATTTCCTCTTTATTTTTAATTTCAGTTTGTTTATTCATTATGGCTTTCTTAATTTCCACTATGGGTTTGCCCCTATTCAAATTCACAAAATACGTATTTTTATTGGGTACATTTTTATTGTTAAGAAATTGTGTGAGTGCGTTTTTATTAGCTTGTTTCTGTCTTTCTTGGGTTACTATTTTTCCTATTTCAGATTTAAGATTTTCTATTGGTTCACCCTTCGTCAAACGGTTACGGTACGCGTTTTTATTAACATTTTTGTTTTCCAGATATGTATTGAACGCGATCACATTTTCAGTAGATTTTCTTTGTTGTGTTATATCAGTTTCTATTTGTTTTTTAACTTTATTAACATTTGTACCATTATTCAACATTTTCAAATAAGTAGTTTTGGAATTATTACTCACATTTTTGTTTTTAAGATAGTTCGTTATTGTGTTTCTGTTAGTATTGAGTTTGGATTTTGGTACGTTTGGTAGGTTTGGCTTATTTACTGGTTTATTTGGTACGTTTGGTACATTTACTGGTTTATTTGGTACGTTTGGTACATTTACTGGTTTTTCCAATTGTTGTTTAATCATATTTATAACCGCATCGACGTTTGACCCGTTTCTTACTTTACCTTCATATAAGGCTTTTCGACCATTATTTATATTTTTGTTTTGGAGGAAATTTCTGAGTTTTTTCAGATTTGTATTAACTTTTGTATTTTGACCTCGAATAACCATTTTAGGATTTTTACCCCTTAAGGTCGACAATATCCGTGAAATATCACCAGTTTTACTGTTACCCGATGTTACGTATTTTTCACGCACCTCGTTAATTACATTCTTAGCTGCAGGGTTATTATAAAGGTTACCGAACCCATTTTTTTGACTATTTCGATTTAACCATAACGATATAGGATCCTGTTTATTGTTAACCAATTTTTGTCTATTTTCTTTGGTAGGAGGTAAACTGTTAGGTCCATCTTGTACTGGCGCGTTTGGCGTGTTTGGTGCGTTTGGCGCGTTATTATTGGGACCATCACCTGATAAAACGATCTGACCTTTTCGTGATGGTCTCGTTATACCAATATTATTGTTATTTTCTAATTCGTTTGTGTTACCCGTGTTTACATTTCCTGTATATTTATCCTTACCTCGTCTGAATAACCTTTTAAAATCAGCATAACCCGTTTCAATTTTACCTTGTGCGCGTAACTTAGTATACGCATTTTCTGGTGTGTTTAGGTAAAACTTACGTTTATTAGCCTTGTATGCAGATAATTGATTATTAGATAAAGTGGAATTACCTTTACTGTGATACTTTTCGTATAAAGATATTTTACCTCTATTAACCTGTTTTGAATTATTATAAATATTTGTTTTACTCGTTGTATTATTTTCTTTATTCTCACGGGTAGGTCTCGTGATACCGTTTTGGATATTTTCACGTCTTACATTAACGTTATTTATCCTGTTAACGTCATTACCAAATGGTACGTTATTATTAGTAGACGTATTTACATTAAACTTCTTAATCTTTTTAGATTGTAAGGATCTAAGTTTAACTGGTTCTAATATATTCATGGAATGTAAACGTCTACTAATTATACCAATTAATTCCTGTTTAGTGAGTTTGGTATCGGCATGTCGCGATACACCCACTTTTTTAGCAATTCGACGTATAGACGAAACTTTTGTAGTAGAATTAAAAAGTTTATCAAAATCTATTCGTGATAACGGTGATTTTCTATCTAATAGAAATGTTCTATCCGAGCTCAAAATGAGAGGTGGTAAAGGTAATTTACCATCCTGGGTTGTTGAGTACACGTTACATATTTGTTTCCTTGACAATTTCAAATCCTGTCCCGTGTTCTGTTTGATCAACGATTTAAGGTTTTTAAAATCTATTCCTGGATCGCACGCGTCCATATTGTTATAAACCAACAAAAAAGTTTATAACAATAATTATTACTATACTTGCATCCCTTTTAGATAAAGTTTCATTTTCTCTTCATATGTCATGTTGAAATCAAAAACATCGGCCTGTCCAACATCTATATCGACAACTTTACAGTTTTTTAATACATTCTCCTGTCTATTATTGAGTGTAGATGATATCAGTGCTTCCGCAAACTGTCTGGGACTTTTTATATCTTCTATAAATTCCGATTCCATTTTCATACGAATACAAAGGATCTTTTCACCTCGTTTATGTAGAAACGGTGCCGAAGGTAAAGTTTCTACGGTACCTCCATCTACGTATATTAAACCTTGGTATCTATACGATGAAAATATAAAAGGAACTGCTATACTCATACAAATCGCATCTATAACTTTCATATCGGGGTGTGAATCTTTAGAAAAATAAACTGTTTTAGATGTATTTACACAAAATGCAGAAATGTATATTTTTTTATCTATTTCCGAAAATGTCGGATCTGATTCGAAAATGTCTATAAACTTATGACGTATAGGTTCCAAATCAATTAAACCGTATTTATTCATAAAACACTTTAAATTGAGTTTAACTAAATTTTTACCCTGTAATTCGGCTAATTTATATAATATTTCATCTATGGTGAATCCTAGAGCTAAAAATACAACTAATATAGCACCGGCTGATGCACCCGAATATTCTTTTATATTATATAATGATTTTTCAATTGTTTTTAAGTATCCTAACATAGAAAACCCTCCCATAGCACCTGGACCTATAACAAGATATTCCATCTCTTTACGATCACTTAATAGTATTGAGGAAATTGCTTTCTTAAAAGAGCGAACACGAGTGCGAATACGACTGTGTGCACAACGGCCGAAGACATACTTGTTTGACCGGACATGAAGAGACCCTTCGACCCTGGTGGAATACTCAAGAGAATACCTGGACTGAGTAGAACGAAGAGCATTGTCGTTACAATAAGGTCTGTCTTTGTAAGAACGAGACCCATTGCCTTGGAAATAAGAGAAAATGCGAGGAAGAACACAAGAGCGTGAAAGAGAACCGCGGTTTGGCCTGTGAGTCCGTCTCTGAACGCAATTTTCGAACCATTTGTTCTGAGAAGAATACCGGGACTGAGTGCTAAAAAAAGAGAGGCTGGGAGTACGACTTTTTGTGATGTGATATCGGGTATCATGTTTGTATATGTTATAATTACAATTTAATCTAAGACCCATATTCTGAGTTATAAAAGCAAAATTCGACAAATTCGTCATAATTTGCAAATTTTAAAATACGATGTGACATTGCCGCATCGTATAGATACTGTTGAAGTATCCCCCACATATAACGAAGATGTTCATGGTGATATTCTTCCCAATCGTTTATATGTAAAGGTTCATTATCCTGTGTTTCGTTTTCATTATCACTATAATCAGCTTCATTACCATTAAAAGAGTCGTAGACGTACTGACTCCAAACCATATTTATATTTTTTATTCTTGTTTTTTATCCCTGATCCCTGTTAATGAGAGTGCGGTTGATTCCTTTGTTGGTAAGTTTTCTAGTATAACCTTTAAGCAACTTTCTGCACGATCTTGGTTCCCTTCAAAATATGTTGTGAGGCCTTCCTTGACTGAGGTTTTATTTAAACCTTGTTTCCTGGAACTTTTCTTAACTGAAATTTTACCCTTTTTAAGGTTGATAACATCCAATCCGTTATCTGTCATATGTTTTTTAACCTGCATTTTAAGTGATTTTTCGGCCTGTACTAGAATTTTAATATCATCTCGGGCTTCTGTAATTTGCTTGTTGAGTTCAACCAATTTAGAGACGCTGCTTGAAAGTTCTTCTGAAGGATTTTCAGACATTGTTATTTGTAATATAATTTACATGCGCATTTTCTTTAAATATATAATTAGCACAATGGGCGTCGCATACCATCTGGTGCGATAGTGGAGTTGTTCCACACGAATGGTTCCTTTGCGTTTGGTGGGTCGGCACGAATTTGTTGGTTCGCGTTTCTAAGGGCACCACCAACAGTTTCTGGGAAACCGATTTGGGCACGTGGTTCGAGGAAGTTTTGTCCGGCGAGAATATCTTCTGGTGCAAATTCACCAAAATCTTCTTGCGACGCAACTTCTTTTGGGAGGAGAGAAGAGGCCAAGCCTGTACCCGCTTTCATTTCACATCTAGCTGGACCATTTTTGACTTCTGGGGAGGCACCGACTGGGGAGCCTTGTTCTGTCGATGAGTATGTAGATCTTGGTTGTGTGTAGATCATAAAAAGTACAGCAGCGATAACAATCGCGAGAACAATTTTCTTTGGCGAAATTCTATTAAACTTCATCTTTATATATACTAAATAAATTTATTTTATTTTGAGATGTCATCTTCAAACATGTATTGGTCTGGGTATGCTTCAATTTCTGGTTCGGTTGGTTCTGGGGTAATTTCTTCTTCATGGATTTTAACCTGGACAAGGTTCCACGATGGACCGAATGCCTTTTTAGCAAACCAAATTCCTCCAAATTCTACAAAAATGGAACACGTCATTCCTGACACAAGTTTTTCAAAATCAATCGCCTGTTTTTCAGAATCGAAAATACGAGTCGCTTCAATTTTATCCGTAGAAATGTCACCTTCTCTCGTGTAAGCACCATGTATAGTCTTCTCCGAAAGCTGTTTACCGAACCACTCTTTACTGTTTTCTAAAGCAGATTGTGTATTAGAATCATGAATAGTCGCGAGCTTCGCCTGGTTATCTTCACTCGTTACTTCAAAGGATACTTCACCGGAGTCTACATCCACATCTGATACTACGACATTTGAGAGTTGTACGAAACATCTTTTATTGTCATCATTTAGTGCTTTAACATGGTACATACCATCTTCGTCTTTAGTTGGGGTGTTATAAATCATTTATATGTTACATTGGTCTCATTTCTTTAAACCAATAAACGGTATCATCGCGGATCCCTCTAGAATTGGTTTTGGTACCCATTGGTCACGTGTTGGTTTAAATCCGTATAACGTTTCTTCCATTCGTATGTTATTTATTTTTGTTGGTAAGGGTTTTGGTTTATTTGGTCTGAAATTCATTTCGTTACGTATATAGTTTTGGTTTGGATTTGGTCTCCAAGCCATCTTTTCGAGGTTAAAAACTTGATTAGATTGAGTTCGTAAATAGTTTGGCGGTGTTTTCATTTCATTATGATTTGATTTTAACCCGTAAAATATATCTTTACTCAATTTTGGTTTAGAAGGTGTTGTTGTTGATAATTGGTATTTTTTTGGTTTAACTTCAGATGCCTTTTTCATTACACTTGGTCCCACTTTCGTGTACGTTCGGAACGTGTGTGCGGGTTTACCGAGTTTAATACCAACCTTCTTTGCGATAGTATCCATTGAATCTGTACTTAAAATCTTCTTTTTTGTCATTTTCCGTGCGAGTAAAATCATACGTTTTCGATCTTTATCTCTTTTGGATGCCTGTCGTAGACCTATTTTTTGCATCATGTATATATCATCTATAAGATACTGTTTGGTTGGAATTTGTAAATATTTAAATGTTTTTTGATAAGCAATGTTCCTATTTTGATTTGCGTATGTCATTTGTATTTTTCGGGTAAGATTTGCTTTTGAGACGTTATAACCAAGTTGTTTAGGCCGCATGAAAGCGATATCAAGAATACCACCAAAATTCGTGTCTTTGAGTTCACCCTTTTTTGTGTCGAATAAACGAAACTTCATATCTAATGTAAATAATTCAACGTCTATGAGTACATTAGTCGCATCTTTTATATTTTTACGTTTAGGTATTAACGAGTACCTTCGTGTAACGTGGTATCCCTTAGATCCTTTACCTGAAGCCGAAGATAATCCTATATATTTCGTAATTTTATGAGCCCAATTCGTTCTATATGCTGCATTTTTCAAGTTAATATTTGTCAGACTTTTCACAGTTTCAAAGGTTTGCGTAGTTTCTCGTAGAACTGTATTTATAAGTTTATAATTGTCACGCGATGCTATTTCTCCAAGTCTATTCCATAGCAGAAGTTTAATGGCTTGTAATTTTCCGAAATACTTATTATCGGGTTTCATTTTAGGTACAAATTTCGTATCAATATCAGATGTTACCATTCTATCTTCGGGGTCTAAATAGAAGTTTACAGCTTCACCGCCACTAATGATTAAATCACCCATGGGTTTGAGAAATTTTGAAAGATCTTCTATAATATCGTGTAATAACGGTCGTATCGATTCCGTAACGAGTACCTTTGCAGCTTCTTCGAACGTTTCGTTTGGGTAAAGTTTTTGTACCCGAGTTCTGAACTTTTTCACATTTTCTCTCGAGTATTCAGAAATGTATTTATAAAGCGTTTTATCACCAAAACACACTTTTTTCTTTACCCAATCCTCTAACGTTTTATTGGAAAAATCGTTAAATAAATAAAAGTAATTTTTAGGTAACCTTTTAACATTCTTTGTTGGTAAATTATCACCATTTTTCAAAGGTTTATTCTTCGCAGTTGGTTTCTTAGTTACCATTATTATATTGTCTATATAATAATATGGATTGTCAGCACGAAAATAATAAATGTGATGAGATATTTGGTGAGTGTAGATGTTATGCTGACGTTGGTACATCTAATCCACTTGCACAACAAAGGTGTGGTATTCGTAAAAATGGGTACATAATACCGTGTAAATCGGGGTGTTGTGATGGTGGGTGCCCTGGTCAATGTATTGGTACTGAATCTAGACAACCTTACTCATACGGTCACTTCAATTACCCAGTTGAAATTGATATGGGAGGTTTTTTTAAGACATCCCTTATAATTGCTACAATACTTGTCATTTTCAGTACAATAATTGTATACAGGAAACGTACTTAAAGATATATGTAATATATACAGTATATAAAATGTCCATTGAAACTGTCCTCGAAGAAATTACTGCCTTGCGTTCTGATATCAAATCACTTTCTAAAATCGTTAGAAAGATTAAGACCAAACAAGATGACCCAGATGGTGAAAAGGCCGCCGCTCGTGCCTTGAACAATGGGTTTAACCGTAAACAAGTCATCTCTGAAGAACTTCGTAGTTTTTTGAATCTCCCAGAAGGAGAACTTGTGTCTCGAAGCACTGTTACTCGTTCTATTAATAAGTACGTGACCGAAAATAGTTTGAAACACCCGGATAATGGACGCCTTCTCATGCTCGACGATAAGCTTAAGAGTCTTCTCAAACCACCTGCAGATGTACAAATTACATTTTTGAATTTGCAAAAGTATTTGAGTCCACATTATACCCGCGTAGAAAGCGAGAAAAAGTAACTTAAGTTACGTAAAAACTAACTTAAAAAATATAAACATATAATATAAAAACATGATCATAGACAGATCGTCTATCGAAAACCTTGTTGGTACAAAGATATCTAATATAGATTTGTACCAAAAAGCATTTACACACAAATCTGCGTTAAAAGAAAACGAAAATCTAGACGGATCGTTCGAAACTTTAGAGTTTATAGGCGATTCTGTGTTAGGTTTTGTTATAACTAAATACCTGTTTGATAGGTATGAGAATAAACAAGAAGGGTTTCTTACAAAAGCTCGTACAAAACTTGTAAGAGGTGAAACACTTGCAAATATTGCAACTAAACTTGAACTTTATAAATGGGTTCAAATGGACGAAAAGGGTATGCGTAATCAATGGAATAAGAACCCTAAGATCCTTGAAGATGTTTTTGAATCGGTTGTCGGTGCCATATACATGGATCTCGGTTTACTTCACGCAAAACAGTTCATATTGAATATATACACTAACCCAGAATACGTCAACTTGAATTCTATAATGATAGATGACAATTTTAAAGATCATCTTATGAGATATTCTCAAACAAACAACTTTAATTTACCCGAATATAGAGTTGTGTCTCATGAAAATGGTATCTTCTGTATAGATGTTTATGTAAATAACATGTTTTTGGGTAGAGGTCACGCTAAAAATAAAAAACAGGCGGAACAACACGCCGCTAAAAGATTTTTCTACCCACCTCCCCCACCACCGGGTCCTCCACCACAAGGTCCTTCCGTATATATTGGATGTCCTCCACCACCACCGGGTCCGCCTTTACCCCCATCAATGTAATGGTACTTAAACAATAAAGTATAATATTACCTATAAAATGTTAAAACCTTGTTTAATTATTGCTGGTGGTATAGTTGGTATAGTTATTGGTATAAAAATACTTTTTTGGGTCGATCGTTTAGATGACTCGCCACCATCATCACCAACGTGTAACAAATTAAAAGACAATATTTCTGAATTAAATTCATCATCGGATGATGAAACAGTCACTGTAAAAAGAACACTAACTTCTCGTATGGGTGTTTATGAAAAAAAAGAAGTTATAATTAGACAAAAATTATCACATATGAAAAAGCAAGACCTTATCGATGAATGTATACATAGGAACATTGCGTGCATGGGTACTGTACGTGTTTTACGTGAACGATTACGTGTTGCACGTGGCGAAGAAAAGGCTTAAAAGTTATCAGAGTAAGTAATTTAATAACATGCACCCAAATGTACAAAAATGGTTAGATTTTGAGTATGCGCCCCAAAAATCACAAGAATGGTTAGACCTTCGAATGGGTATGCTCACAGCGAGTGATGCTGCGTCGGCTATAGGTGTTAATAAATACGAAACACCACATCAACTTCTTCTAAAAAAATGCGGTAAAGGACCTGTATTTACAGGTAATGAAGCAACCAGGCATGGTGAAAAATACGAAGACGAGGCACGTATACTTTATGAACAAAGACATAACGAAGTTGTTCATGAATTAGGACTATGTCCTCATCCAAATTATTTGTTTTTAGGCGGGAGTCCAGACGGTGTGAGTGAATCAGGTAAGTTAGTTGAAATAAAGTGTCCAATGATGCGAGCAATAGATGATAGTGTACCCGAACATTACATGCCACAATTACAATTGTGTATGGACATTTTAGACTTAGAGGAGGCTGATTTTATTCAGTATAAACCAGAAGCATTGACTTGGCCAAAACCAAGTGAATTTATAGTAACAAACGTAAAACGCGACCGAGACTGGTTTGCTAAGTACATGCCTATAATGCGTGATTTTTGGGACAAGGTCATATACCACAGGGAACACGGTATCGATGATCCACCACCTAAAAAAACCCGTAAGAAAAAAGAATTAATAAGACCAGAGTGTACTATAGAAACAGATTCGGACGACGATTATTATGACGAGTCATGATAAATGAACAAGACTGTATTATACAGCACAATATCTGTCACACTTATTATTACATTAGTATACGGTTATATGTACTCTAAAATGAAAGAAGATTTTGGGTTTACAGACGATCCTCTCGATCCGTATTATTTTTCACTCATGACGATGAGTACAGTCGGTTACGGTGACTTTTCACCAAAAACACAACGCGCGAAGGCACTTGTAATGACACATCATACAGTTATATTAACAGAAATTGCCGCTATAATTAGTCAAGTAATTTCGAAATAAAATATAATTTATTTAATTAATTTCATGTTCAAATTTATCAGAATTCGAAGATGAAAAAAATGTCAGGGTATAATAAATGCAAACATTCGGATCAAGAGCTGAAGTGTTTCACGGAACTGCGCTTAAAACAACTGGTGGTCTCGAAAAGAAGGATCTCATCCAAGATAAATACGGTTCGATCGTTAGTAAAGCAGCGAGAGAATCTGCTCTCAAACGCATGAAAAGAGAGGGTAAAAAGGCACTCGTCAAAGTTTTCAAACCAAAAAAGAAAGGGTTCGGTCTCCAACCAAAAGAGGGTACAAAAAAATATAAAACACTTGTTAAGAAAATGTTGTAATAGAGTAAGTAATAACAATGACACTCGCTAAGTGGAATGAATCCATACGGATCGCTAAAATTAAAATGGGTTTAGACCCAAAATCGTACATCATGATAAAAGGCAAACTCCTCAGAGAGGCACAGGCCATTTATCAAATGTTGATACTAAATGAAAAATTATAAAACAAATTGGAACCCCTTAAGTCTCTGTGGCTCATAAACCACGAGCGAGTTAAGTTTCCATGAAACCCCGAACTTTTTATTCAAGAAGTAGACACTCACCATTTCAACAATAGCCGTCCCCGAATTTCTAGAGTATAGACCATTTCTAATTTCATCGTACAAAGGTTTCTTTTCTTCATCGTAAACGTGTGGTTTAACCTTATCATCAATAGTGGAATCAACTTTAACGCGAAACTTTGGTTCACGATCGGGTGATTCCTTGATATTGGAGAAGAACATTGGTTTTAGTTCATCAACACTCATTGGTTTACCAAAAATGTCTTCACTTTGGTCAGAAACGGTTTGAATAACTTTATTTTCAACTTCACGCATACACTCGTAGAAATTCTTAACAAAGTTACCATCTTCATCCCATCCTTTCATAGCAAAGTCAATGTTATACTTTGTCGGTCCAACTTCGGGTGTAAACCCTGAAATACCGAACGGCATGTACATGCGTGGAAAAATGATTTTCATTGGCTTATCTTCGATATTACATAACGAAATCTTTCGGCCATCGTAGTTGGCAATTTTCAGGGTATCTTTAGCGTTTATAAACTTTGCCATTATTCTATAAATGTATATGTAATGTAAACTTTAAGTACTATAATAACGAATCTCACTTCTTATTTTTTTATTTTTATTTTTATTTTTTTCTAATTTTTTCCTAAAATTATTAATAGTTTTTTCAACTTTATTACGTCGGTTTTTTAAATCGTCTACCATTTTAGTCGCGTTATTAAATCTTTTAGTTCTTTGTTGACTGGTAAGTTTATCAAAATTAGTTTTATTAACTCTTACGGACCTGTATAAATTGGTAAGTTCTTTTTGTATTTTTGCCAATTTACTAATATCACTTTGTATTCTAATTTGTTCAACTATTAAATCCGCTAGTTCACCCTGTTTTCTTGACCGTACGCTTGTTATACCAATATTATTTACATTCACGAAATTACTGATACCCATTTCTATATACTGAGATTACTTATTGGGCGATTTTTTTGGAGTACTTTGTTTTCTGGGTTTTTTAGGTTTATTAGGTATTGGTTTAATATATCCCAATTGTTTCATCATATTGTTTACATTGAAATGTTCATTTATTCTCTTGAAAAAACTGTTTCCATAAGTTTTTGTTTTTTTAGACGTTGCGGTTGATGTTGTGTTACTGTTACTATTATTATTTTGTCTCGATCGTTTTAACATTTATATAGTCTGATATTTTATATACCATAAAGTAATGAACTGGCTAAGACTCAAAATCATAGAGATACATGTTTCGTATATGATAATGAGGTACAATTTTAAAATGTTGTTATATAAAAATGCCAGACGATAAAACTAAAAAATCCATTAAGAAAAAGATCACAAATACGGTTAAGAAAGCTGTCAAGAAAGTGAAAGGTGCGCCTAAACGAGCAACATGGAAATTGAAAAAGGCGCTTGCAAATAAACAAGCGATAAATTATGAAACGAAGTTGGGAAACCCTTTACATTTAGTAAGAGCGAGCCTTGGTTATAGAAATAATACTACTGCAAAAAACCAAGAAACTGAAATGTTATACCGTCTCGCTAAAATGAACTTAAACAATTTAAATCGAGGTGGTCTTCAAAATTTTAGACGTAAACCTAAAGAAAAAAATATGGAATTAACGGGGTATAATTATTATAATTTGTCTAGATACAGAGATAGTCACGACAAAATAAATACTGTAAGTATACCTAAAAAGAAACGAGATGCATTGAGAAAAAAACTCGAAACAAAATTAAAAACGAGAGAAAAAGAACTCGATAAAATAAATGTTAATGCTTGGGTAAAAGCTGCTCGAAATAGAGCGAATATCGAGAAAAGAAAAGTTTCAGCTATTAAATCTATTAATTCTTTACCGAAAAACATGCAAGAAGTGATTAAACAAAAATACAAAGAAGGTGAATTTAAAAATATAAATAATATATTAGCTGAAAAAAATACAAACAAATTATTTATACATGGACACCCTAACGCATCTAAAAAATTAAAATCTCTTATGTTTAAAGAAATTCAAGCTAAAAGACCAAATTTACCAAATTTACCAGCTAAAATTAAAAAAGAAATATTTAAACGTTCTCTTACTAATAATGAAAAAAATATATATAATAGTAACAAAAAAAGGAAAAACTCACCTAAATATATGTATAATCACACAACTGCCAAGACACCGTTCCAACGGAGTATTATTACGCGGAACACATAGAACACTCCGCTTCTAAACTAAACTGGATCGGGCGCGATTTTGCTTTACTTCTAAGGTAATACATGCCTGTTTTCAAACCCTGTTTCCACGCGTACATGTGCATAGACGAAAGTTTTGAAACCGTCGGACTCTCGACGAATAAGTTCATACTTTGACTTTGGTCTATATATACACCTCTATCGGCAGCCATATCAATGATTGTTTTTTGACTCATTTCCCATACCGTTTTATATAGTTCTTTGAGATCATCGGGAATATCAATAATGTTTTGAACGGACCCGTTTGCTTTAACCATAAGATCTTTCATTTCTTTTGACCAGAGCCCGATTTTCTTTAAATCGTTCACCAAATGTTTGTTTACGACGACGAATTCACCCGCAAGGGTTCTTCTCAAATAAATATTTGTTGTATATGGTTCGAAACACTCGTTGTTCCCTAAAATCTGGGATGTCGAGGCTGTAGGCATAGGTGCGAGTAAGAGACTGTTTCTCGTACCCTTTTTAACGAGTTTACGCATAGCATTCCAATCGTATCGACCACTGAATTGTGGTTCGCGATCCCACATATCGAATTGAAGAATACCTTTACTGAACGGTGACCCCTTAAACGTTTCGTATGTCCCATACATTTCAGCAAGCTCACACGATGATTCGAGAGACGCGTGGTATATTGTTTCGAAAATATCGCGGTTAAGTTTTTTAGAATCATCTGACCCAAACGTCATTCTAAGCATAATAAAAACGTCGGCAAGGCCTTGAACACCAATACCGATTGGACGATGACGCATATTTGAACGTTTCCCGTTTTCGGTCGGGTAAAAGTTTTTATCGATAACCTTGTTTAGGTTTCGCGTAACCATTTTAGTAACGCGGTGTAACTCTTCATGGTTAAACTCCATATTTTCGACGTCGACGTATTTTGGTAACGCAATAGATGCGAGATTACATACCGCCGTTTCTTTATTATCGGTATACTCTAAAATTTCAGTACACAAATTCGACGATTTAATCGTACCAATATGTTTATGGTTTGACTTTTCGTTACACGCGTCTTTGTAAAGCATATACGGTGTTCCCGTTTCACATTGTGATTTAATAATCGCTTTCCAAACTTCTACCGCAGGCATTGTTTTTGTTGCGATCCCTTCACTTTCGTACTTTTCATAAAGATCTTCAAATTCTTTACCGTAAACATCCGATAAACCTTTTGCAGTATCTGGACAAAACAAGGACCAATTACCGTTAGATTCGACTCGTTTCATAAATAGATCGGGTATCCACATAGCTGAGAAGAGATCACGACACCGGGCTTCCTCATCACCTTGGTTTAATCGTATTTCGAGAAAATCCATAATATCGGCGTGCCATGGTTCGAGATACACTGCTATAGACCCTTTTCTTCTACCTGCTTGATTTACATACCTTGCGGTCATGTTATAAACACGTAACATAGGGATAATACCATCAGATGTACCGTTCGTACCACGGATATGCGACTTGTTTGATCGAACATCATGTATATGTAACCCTATACCACCAGCCCACTTACTTATACGAGCACACTCTTTCACTGTATCATAAATACCGTCGATACTGTCCTCTTTGTTTGCAATTAGGAAACACGACGACATTTGTGGCCTGTGTGTTCCCGCATTAAACAAAGTCGGTGTTGCGTGAATGAATAACCCACGTGATAAAGCATCATACGTTTCGAGAACATGGTCTATATCGTGACCATGGATACCGATAGCTACACGCATGTATAGGTATTGTGGCGTTTCGATAATATCACCATCAATTTTTTGAAGGTAACCCTTTTCTAATGTTTTTAGACCAAAATACCCAAAATCGAAGTCACGGTCTGGTAAAATATTTTCCTTAACTTTGGAAGAAACTTCTAAAACCTCGTGTGTAATGATACCTGCTTTATGGAGTTTACGCATGGCGATGTTAAAATTATTTGCTGCACGTTTTTGTATATTACTGGCAACAATACGAGTTGCTAAAATTTCATAGTCTGGATCTACTGTAATCATACCAATGCACACTTCAGACGAAAGTGTATCAATTTCATGAGTTTTGATTTCGTCATACATGGATGAAAATACCTGTTGTGCTACCATTGTTACGTCTACATTTTCTGAAAGTTCGTTTGTAAGCTTTGAAATCCTGTTGGTGACCTTGTTAAACTTTACGTCTTCAACACGACCGGATCGTTTTATAACTCTCATCTATTAAATCTATTAATAACTAATTTTTTATATTACTTTTTAGTAATGCACTTAAAATCTTCACTTCTCACAGTTGTTGGTCCTTTAGTTTCGGCTAAACGATTGGGCTGGAGTAAAGAGGAATTTACATAAAATTTACCATTTGGGTCGCCAACTTTGGCAACTGGTGCGTATGAACCCACGAAGCAAGTTGGTGGTTCACATGGGGGCTGTTCATAATTGCATGCTTTTGTATTGTATGCTTGATCAAAATCGGCGGCGACTAACATTTATATTTACCAATAATTTTTTTCCAGGCGTATATTAAATGTGCGACGCTCTTCACATAAATTCCCTGAAACAATGTCCAACACCATTGAACACATTATTCTTTTCTGAATTCAACATGAATCTTCTTCAACGTGGTATCCGTCAGGATTTCAAAAATAAAACTGGTATCTCCATAGATAAACAAAACCAGAACGATTTGTATAGTATAATGCGTGTCGTTTTCATTAACAACTCTGGTGATCATAACGCAAATGTACAGGAACAAGTGCGATACATGAACAGTATTGTCATTAAAACAACTTCTAGCCAAGTTCAAACTGGGGTCTCTCAACTTATGGGTTACTTACGAGACACTGAAAGTAATGCAAAACCAAACGATTTACCAGTAAGTACATCAAATTACGGTAAAAAGTTTGGTAAGAATGATAAAATTGGTTTGTAATTTTATTCACCACCCGTTATAGCTGTATCGATTGGATCCGGTTTCATAACGGGCGTTTTTATATCAGGCGTTTCATTTACGGGTACAGATTTTGTAACCGTGGATTTCGTAACACTATTTTTGGACGTATAATATTTCCATCCAGCGAAAGCAAGTATGACAATCAAAGCTATAATAATAATCTTAGTAGACGTTTTCATTATACATAACGTTTAGAATTTTTTAAATAAATATATTCCTCAATAGTAGTAAATATGAGTCACTTGATGCTCAACGATAAAAATGATATGGATGATATAAATCCATTTACCACGCCTGATAATTTTTTTCCACCTGGGACGAGTAAACATACACTCGATTTCAAGAGATATATAGCGCCTGTACAGGAAGAACAGGAAGAATATATTAGCCCCGCATGTGATGTATTGTCTAAAGGTGTTGGTAGACCAGGTTATAGGTCAGACGAATGTAAACTATCTAGACCACTCGTACCAGGGAGGAATATAGATAGAGGTTTTACTATCAAAGAAAAAATTGAAATTAAAAATAGCGTTGAAACTGTTAATGATACAAAAATGTATACGAACTTACTTATTATCGCATTTCTTCTTCTATTAATTGCAATACTCTAAAAAGGCGTTGAAGCTTGTATTCGTTAGTCGTTGTGTTAACTATAGTAGGTAATGTCGTTAAACAAAACTCCCTAACCATACGTTTTTGCCACGAACACGTTACGTTTATAATAGGTGGTATAAATGTAGGATCAATTATTTTAACAGTATTCATAATACGAATAAGTGAATATATATTTCTATTCAAACACATTACATTATCCAATTGGACTAAAACACTTCGTCTTAATGTTTCAGTCGTTTTGATAACCATTGTATCTAGAAACTGTTCATATCGTAAAGATTTTTCGTTACCATCTGTCATATAATACGTATTTGAAGAACTTATTAAAGATGTTACAAATTTGTCTTTAAACTTTTCGTACCCAAACCCATCTATATACTTATCATAATTTATTTCAATTTCACATTGGTTATTCTCTACGTTTATAAACTGTCGTGCACGTTTTAAGAAGGATGTCATGTATATAAAATAGTATAAAGCAATGTCTTTAATATACAAATGCGTAATTATTAAACCATACCAAATTTCTTTATTGGTTTAAACTCAAGTCGTTTATTAAGGTCTTTTATTTGATCTTCCTTTTTTAAGTTTATACCTTTACATTCGTGTATTTCTAGAACTATACATCTGGAACAAAACCCCAAACCACAATATTTACAATCGATAGGAATCCCCTTTTTCTTACACTTAAAACAAGGCATATTAAAGTAAACCTAAGTTAACTTTAAGTAACATTTTTTTAAAGAGTAAATGCCGTCTTATAAAGGTGATTTCAATAGAACATATTCTTATCTGCTCACTTTAGATGAGTATAGAAAAAGAATACCCGTTGAGTTTAAACCATCATGGGTAAAACTTACGACAATAACAATGATTTCTAATTTTCAAAAACCTATCGATATGGCTGAAATGAAGAAACAGTTTAATTTGGATATAGAGAATGACAAATTCCAATTGTCGAGAAAGGGGAACGGTACTGATTCTAAGTTTGTAAAGTCTCCATGGGCCGCTAAAATTAAAGCGACAACGTTTTATAATCAGGTAACGTTAACATATAACGACTTGTATAGTACAAAATCGATAAAGATTTTCCCAAACGGGAGTGTACAGGTCGCAGGGTGTTCCGATCTCTTTGATTGTAGACGCGTAATAAAGCATATTGGATGTTATCTTGAAACAATTTTTAAAGATAAAACTTACATTCCACCGATGGAAGGTTATAAAGTGGTAATGATTAATTCAAATTTCAGTTTGAATTATAACATTAATCTTCGACTCATTTGTCAAGAGTTTAGTAAGTACCAGGATACATTTAAAGTTTCATTTGAACCCGATAGATACTCCGCGGTTAAAGTCAAATTCAAACCAGCCGAAGACATGAAAGAAATAACGACGAGTATTTTCGGTACAGGTAAAATCATAATTACGGGTGCACAAACTCTCAGGGAAATCGCGGATGCGTACCGTATCATAAACGATACTATAAACTGTATACCTAACGTCAGGGTATCACCATGCCCACAAGATAAAATCGAATTATTCGATGATTTTAACGGACATAAAATTGACAAATGTTTAAAATTTTTAAAATTAAAAGGGTATAATTCTTGGGAATATACAACAAAAAATAAACAAATTAATTTCTAATGTAATACTAATATATACAAAATGTCACAACGACTTGGTATGGCCGATGGCAGATGCTTCACAATAAATAGCTCATCTCAACTCTATAATAATTACGTCATGAAAGAAAACGGTATCTCGTATGAAGATAACTATTCTTTCAGAAAACTCCTTCAACAAAAAGGTCCAGAACTTTTGAAACCAACCCAGGCGCAACAAAAAGATCAGTGTGGGTCTTGTGACAAAGCACTTCTCAAAATGCCAAACATCTATTAAATTAATTAATTAATCGTATTTTTCATTTTTTTATATACGTAAACAATATAACATGGCTCTTTCCAAAAAAGGTAAAATGACGGGTCTTCTCGTATTATGTTTATGTGTAATTATAACATCATTCGTTTTAGCATATGGCAGCGGTAATGTACCAGGTACAACACCCTCGTTAAATAAAAAGACAAAGGCCTTAATACAGGCCATTGTAGATAGTGACGCCAAACCTTCCACATGTGAAAATTTAGCTAAATTCCTGTCCGAAAACGAAGACGCCGATATGGGTGAAATGACATTAAAAGAAACGAAAATTATTGATATAATATCTAAATCGCCAACCAACGTCTGTATAGGACGTGATATGGTCGATGAACACAAGGTAGTTTCTGACAGAATCCTTAATGCCACCGAAGGGTTCGATATAACGACAGATTGTGATGAATTGAAAATAATGAAAGAAAAAAGAATATCTGATGATACATCTTTACCAGTTTGGGTTTGGGACAAAGATAAAGATGAATTTATTGATGTAAAAGATTACATTAGTTCAGAGGAAGTTGAAACTTCGTGTACAAACGCATCTGTCGAAGAGATCGTAGACGATGCCGAGGAAATAGTTGATATTAATGCTCTCGAAACTGAACTCGCAACTGCGCAAGCTGATTTGACAACAGAGGAAGGAAAAGCATCCCCAGATACGGATAAAGTCACGACTCTGGGTACAACAATAACTGACTTGGAGACTCAAATTGCTGAAGCAATGGCCGCCGCCGCAGACACAGTAGAAGCCGCAACCGACGACACAGCCGAAGCCGAAGACACAGCCGAAGCCGCAGCCACCGATGATACAACCGCTAATGACATGAATGTATAAAAAAAATACATACCTATTATAAATGGAAATAGCTCTAGTTGCGTGTTGTATATCTAGTATGTGTTCAGTTTCCTCAGCAGCCGGTGCAGCTACTTTACCACTTGGTATGATACCGGGTACAAAACAATATTTTATGAAACAGTTTAAATTAGATACACTTAAACCTATATACGAAGATGTCAGAAAGAAAGGTTTTCGTAAAGAATGTGATGCTTTACGAGATTGGATTACCGAATACGATGAATACATGTCTTTCGAAGATTCACCCGAGTACCCAGATGATGACGTTAAATTTTGGACTATCAAGGGTCAAAAGACTGTAGAAGAAATATTAAAAGATGAAGAAATGGAAGATTGGCAGTATGTAGTCAAATTCTTTAGGGAAGGTGCAGAATGTAGAAAGGAAGTTAAGGACGATTTACAGAAAGTAAAAGTTGAATTTGGAAAAATGATAAAAGATGAATACCCAGATGATTATGATTTACAAAAGAGTTGTGATACTGTAGCATCTTTGGTAGGTGGACCAACGATAGAAGGAGCAAACCCAAAACTAGCTAAATATCACTGGGATGAAACATCTGATAAGTTTTTACAAAATGATTCTGTAAATGATAAAGAAAGAATATGGGAAGTATGTGGATGGTCAGATTCACCAGATGACGACGAAGATACTGATGATACAGAAGAAAATACACCAGATTCGACAGATGATACGGGAGAAAGTACGTAATAAAACGGTTAATAAATTCTTTAAGTCTTCTAGATAATGACTCAATGTGCCATATGTTTGAACGATGTTCGAGAAACAAGAAATAGTAAATCTATTAGATGTGGACATGTTTTTCATTCACATTGTATAGAAAACTGGAAAAAAAAGGGAAAAGTAACTTGTCCCGTATGTCGTAAAGTGTTCGATGGATCTAATTTTAGGGTTCAGATTACAGTACACAACGATTACGAAGCTACTTCAAATACGGTATGTCTTGAAAATGAACTAGTACTCGATGCTCTTGATTTGATATTCAATGTAGATCATGAAGATGATCTAACGAGCGTTCTTGATGACTTTGGGATGAGTATGACCGACTTTGATCCCTCTATCCTTAACACAGAATGAGCTACAATACTTCTTGTACGCTAACCCAGGGTAATTCCTAGATGCTTTTCTTGGATCGGTTATAGCTTTACCTTTAGCGTCTACTAGTAAAGGTGCAGTTGCCCAACCACGTTTGTGACTAAAAACGTTTGCTTTAAACTTTAAGAGTTTTCCTGGAACGCATTTACCAGCTTTTTTGATACGACTAATTGGTACACCAAAAAATTTGGATATACTTTCATACGTGTTACCGGTTTTTACTTTATAATTAACAACACCATGTTGTTTATAAAAATGGAAATCACCTTGTCTAAAATAATTTTTTTTATTACCAGGAGCTACAAACATCATTACTTTAAAGTGATTCGGTTTACACTTTGTAGAAGCATCAACTTTATAAACTTTTTTTGGGTTATCAGCAATAACGCGCTGAGGTAATCCTTTACAGTGTGTATACGAATGATTCAAATTACGTATACCCGCTCTTTCACCTGGAATACTTTTTTGCATTCTTAAACTTTCATAATCACCTACGGCATATGCATAACAATTGTTATTTCCTATACCAACAGTTCGCCCCCATAGACGTTGTGTGTACGTAGGTTCGGAACCACTCAGGGGGAGTGTCTTACTATTATTTATTGTTTTTGTGGTCCTCATTAATAACATGGTAGAAAATAAAATCTTATTAATAAGTAAAATGCTTAGAGATCTTGCCAACGCCAAAAAAATGAACGATGTTATAACGGAAATTCTCCTTTTCATCCTTGCTATCCTTATAAGTACATTTGTACTTCGATTTGCGTGGAACAAATCACTCGTCAAGCACATCACTGTACTTAAACCAATTAATACGTTCCTTGACGCGTTTATCCTTTCACTTTCAATTGCGGTTGCCCGTGGTATTTAAATTTCTTTATAACCCTTGACTTCTTCACCACTTGAACTTCTCATAACTGGGAATGCATCAATTCCATCGCAATTGCCTTTTTCGCAATCGATGAATTTGTGAGGTATACCTTTATTTTCTAAATACGCCAATTGTTTCTTTGTCCAACCGCACCACATTGCACCGTAGACTGTCCATTCAACTTTCTTTTGTTCAGTGTTCACAGATTCTTTGGGTTGAATCTTTGACTCCCCTGTGTGCGTGAGTATGTAAATATTTACAGCTAATAAAGTTAATACGGCAAACATGTTTATATACTTATTTTATATATTTTAATTTAATATCTTTACATATTTGAACGATCGTTTTATTTTTGGTATTTAACCCTAATTTATTTGCCATTTTTTCTATGTTTGATTTTTTATATGAAGTACACTTACGTCCATTAAGTCTTATATAACCCTTATCTGCCATAGAAATTTTAACTTCGGGTTTAGAAGGTGGCATTGTTGCGCGAATAACTGGTCTCCTGATAACCGATTTACTGTTCTTGGATGCAAGTTCGTTTCTAATCTGTTGCATTGTTTTTTTAACTTTACCACCACCGTGTTTAACAATTATAGCTTTTGGTTTATGTGAATTCCGCCTTCCTATTATAGTACTTATGTCAAGAGGAATAGACGCTTTTTTGTAAGGTAAAAAGAATCTATCATTAAACACCTGTTTAAAAGATGGTAATTGAGGATGTCCTAAAGGTGAAGACCGAAGACGGAAATCTTTTATTTTACTCGATTCTTTACCTAAATATTCTGCTGGAAGAATTCTATCTATAAATTGAAGTGCTTCTTCTCCACTTTTCAGACCAAAAATTTTTATTTCCTGCCTAACAGCGTTCAAAAAATAATGAACATCATACATTCGATGCGATTCCCTGTATATACCATAATTAGACTTATAAAAGAGTTTTGGATCATTATCAACTTCTGAATTTTTGATACCTTTAATAGTTGAAAATCCAAAGTCGGATATCAGTGTCTGAATACCTATATCGTGAACTTTTAAAGTGGAATTATACACTTTTAATATTTTAACTCGCGAAGGACTCTTATTATTTATCAATATGTTATCACAATGTAGATCATGATGTCTAAAAGTTGGATATTTATTTTGTATTTTATAAAGACTGTGTAAAATTTGAGTTATTACGGTTCTAAAGTGTATCGGTAATAACTTTTTTTTATTACTTTCAAAAAACGACTTTAGGGTACCATTATTTGCATATTCTGTATACATAAACATCAAATTATCACATTTTTCTATAGCGTATGGTTTTATACAACCGTATAGATGTAAACGTTTACCTATTTTATATTCATGGTTGATATCTTCATTAATAACAACTTTTATAGCAACCTTTTTTTTACACTCTTTATCTATACACCCCATATAAACTTGACCAAACGTACCTTGACCAATTCTTACAGTACCTAATGATGTACTTACAGAATTTTCTATAGAAAGTGAAACAGGTTTATTAGATGGTAAATGTAAAAATTTTTCTGGGTGACATCCCACCCCCTTCATACTTTTGATTAGATTTTTACCTATATTATTTTTACGTGATGTAGTATTATTTTTATTTTTTGCGATATTGGATAAAATTTTTAAATTTTTTAAATGACGTTCTCTTTCCATATTGGTCTAATGTATAATAATATTTTATTCGTCGATGAGATCATCCATGATATCATCGAATGTTTCATCCTGTTCCTTATCCAAACCCTGAAAGGCAAACGATGGTAATTTGGTAGATTCACCACACAGTACTTGTGACAGGCGAACACTTACACCAAATTTATTATCAATGAACCAAATTTGATTGATCTCGGCGATACACATACACCTCTGTCCCTTCTCAATTTGATCAACTTGTATTAATTCCCTACCAGAACTATACGCCTCGGGGATAAAATCACCCGTTTGGTTCGTTTGAACTTTTAATTTTAATGTATTAGGATACCCTTCCTTTCCCTGACGAACGAGTGGTTTATATAAAGCTTCACGGATAACATTAATATCGTAAGATTTACCTAACCATTCCTTCGAATTTTCAGTTACTGTGTTAAGGATAATTTCATCCAACTCTGTAAACTTAGACGAGAGCATCATCGCGTCTTCATTGTCAGTATCAAAAGATAAATCGAGAGAATATGAAGTTTTATTTGTAGCTTCGTCAGTAAAAGCACTTAGGCCAAAAGGAGATCTCATAAAAGGGAGTTGTAAGTAGAGTTTCTTTTTGTTGTCTTTACTTAACATCACAGACTTGCCACCATTTTTATTTTTCTTCAGCTGACTGAAAGTAACGGTAGACGGTTCGAAATTGTTGGAAACTTGAATGTTATTAGACATTGTATTTATTGTATACTATATATATCTTGTAACTTTAAGTTAGTTTTTTTCTAAGCGTATATTAATAAAACACTATGGGTCACTGCTCAGGTCAAAAAAAAAGTTTATTATTTTCGGATTGTGGTTGTGGATGTAAAGGTAAAGTCCAAGAAAAGAAATTTTTAATTTCATTAATGTCAGCATTGTTATTTTTCGTAATTGCTAATCCAGATACGTTTCGCGTTATGAGAAAAATATTTGGTTCGTGGGTATCCACACCAACCGGTTGTCCTTCGACAAAAGGTCTTGCACTTCATTCTCTGGTTTTTCTATTGATTTCTTGGTTGATGATGAATGTTAAAAAAGAGGCGTTTGAAATTGAAGGTAAAGTTACTGAGAAGGTTAAATCTGAAGTTAAAGCCGAATTAAAGGAAGAGGTCAAAGCCGAAGTCAAAGCCGAAGTCAAAGCCGAGGTTGAACAGTCTATGAAAGCTCCACCAGCTATGGTTAACATGCCAGAACCCTTACCAGGTATCTCAGAAGAACAATTCGCAATGATCGATACAGGCTTGAATTTGGGATCGTTAGATACAACTAATACTATGGTATTACCAGAACCAGCTGAATATAAAAGTGGTAATGGGAAATCCGTGATGTGCTCGTGTGAGGACGGAAAAAAAGTTGTTATTAGCAATTAGAATTCTTCATTGAATTCAATTGAAGTTGAATCTTCATCCAATTTACCATAATCACCAACTCGCTTCTCGAAAAAATTAGTTTTTCCATCGAGTGATATATTCTCCATAAAATCAAAGGGATTTTTTGTACCCCAAATTTTATCGTGACCACTCTGTTTTAGCAACCTATCCGCAACATATTCTATATATTCCGACATTTTTTCTGAATTCATACCTATCAAACTACATGGTAATGCATCAGTAATAAATTCCTTTTCAATTGAAACTGCGTCTTTAACAATTTCTTCAACAACAACTTTACTTAATTTATGTTTTAACATTTTAAATAATTCTATTGCGAATTCTAAATGTAAACCTTCATCCCTACTTATAAGTTCATTACTGAAACATAAACCAGGAAGTAATCCTCTTTTCTTCAACCAAAAAATAGCACAGAAACTCCCCGAAAAGAATATACCTTCGACACAGGCAAACGCTAACAAACGCTCACCGAATGGACGTTCACGATCGAACCATTTCATGGCCCATTTTGCTTTATTTTCTATACATGGTATTGTCTGTATAGCTTCAAATAATTGTTTTTTTTCAGTTGGATTTTTTATATATTTATCAATAAGTTTGCTATATGTTTCTCCATGAACCATTTCATTATGTTCTTGGTAAGCGTAAAAGGAACGTGCCTCTGTATATTGAACTTCACTCGCAAAGTTATTATTTAGGTTTTCGAACACTATACCATCGGATCCTGCAAAAAAAGCAAGTATATATTTAATAAAATGTTGTTCATTTTCACTTAAACTCACCCAATCGTCCATATCTTTTGAAAAATCAATCTCTTCAGCTGTCCAGTTGGACATTTGTGCCTTTTTGTACATCGTCCAAAGATTCTCATGTTCGATAGGGAAAACAGTAAATCTATCTAAAGTTGGTAATAACATTGGTTCACTACTTTCTAAATAGTCTTGGAAGTCAAAATAAGTTCCGATTAATTTATCATTTAATAAAATTTGTGGGTATACCGATGCCTTATCACCACATCGTTTTTTTAGTTCATCTTTATCGACCATAACCTTTTTATTTTCTAAATTATATTCCTTACATAAATCAACCGCCATATCACAGTATTGACAACCTTCTTTAGATAAAATTTGGACTCCCATGTGTGCTAATATCTGTAAATATTTTTGTCTGAAAACTTTAATAATGATTAATTTTTATGAAATACAGCCTGGAGATTTAGTTCGGGTTCTTGTTAATATAGAGGATGATATAGAAGATGAACTGTACGCCAAAGTAAAGGAAAGTAACGAAGACTACCTTGTTGTTTCGTATTATTCCGAAACATCCCTAACGTATAAATGTGCACGTTTATATAATTTAGATGAAACTAAAGATGAACTCGTTCAAGAAATGAGCCTTTCTGAACATCACCAGTCTCCAGACTATTTCAAAAACGTTAAGGATAACTTATACGCAATGATAGATGACATAGATTCAGATGAAGACAGTGAAATAGTAGATGAATCTGATGATGACGGGAGTGATCTTGAGGACTTTATTGTCCCAGACGACGAAGTTGATGGGTTGATTATACCACCACCAAACAATACTACCATTGATAGAGAATGGAACGATTGGGAACCTCGAAGCCCGGGTTCTATGCGTTTCAAAGAAACAGTAAATATTCTAGAAACATACGTAAAAATACAAGCGGATGAATTGAATTTTTAAAACCTAAGTGCGAAAATCATTGTTTTAAAATCTAAGTACGTAAAATATAATGGATGAAGCTACTATATGGTCTATCGTAGATAGACTACAAAAAAAACCAACAATAAAAAAGCTGATCAATAATCATATATGTAACGAATGTCAAAGTACTAAAGTAATTTCAAAAGAAGGTTTACCTACATGTTCAAATTGTGGTTTAGTTGATAATATTTTTATAGACGAGAACCCTGAATGGACAAGTGGTATATCAGAAGATGGTAAAGTAAACGACCCTTCTCGGTGCGGTAATCCAAATTCAAACCCTGAATTGTTTTCACAAGCTTGGGGTAAGGGTACTATAATTTCGACACAAAAAAACGGAACCTATCAGAATAAGAGAATGGCTAAAATAAATTTTCATCAATCAATGAACCATAGAGATAGATCTCTCTATCACGCATACAAAGATATTGAAGAAGCGTGTTATTTACTTCCCGATACTGTTTTAAAAGATGCTAAAATGATGTATAAAAAATTCAACGAAAAAAAATTAACTAGAGGTGCTGTTAGGTTAGGTATAAAAGGAAACTGTGTTTTATACGCTTGTAAAATGTCTAATGTATCTCGATCTACTAAAGAAATATCCGATATGTTTTGTATACAACCAAAAGATATAAGTAGAACTTCTCAATTATTTAGAGAAACATTACTTGGTAATGTTACAAAAAATTACACAACGCTACCTAACGACGTTATGCAAAGACTACTTAATTCATTCGAAATTACACGGGAAGAAAGATTGAAATGTAATAGAATGTCAATTAAACTCGAGAACTGTTCAGAGTTAATGAGTAAAACACCAAACAGTGTAGCTTCGGTTATAATATACATTGTATTGAAAAATAACATTAATAAAAATATTATATGTGAAAAATGTTCGGTATCTATACCAACTATTAATAAAATTGAAAGTATAATAAAAAAATACTTAGAGGATAAAGAAGATTAGAATATATTACAATGTCTGAAACTAAACCAATTCGCGTTTTTATATCCACACCTTGTTATGGCGGTTTGTGTTTAGAAAAGTATATGATTGGTATAATAAAACTCCAACTTGAATTTATACGCGAGGGTATACAGATGGTATTAGATACGACTGAAAACGAAAGCCTTGTACATCGAGCCCGAAATGTTGCAATTGGTAGATTCATGCAGAAATCAGATTGTGATTATTTCATGTTTATAGATGCTGATGTGGATTTTGATCCCAAATCCGTTATCAGATTAGTTCGTTCTGGACACGAAGTTTCAGTTGCTATTTATCCCAAAAAAGTTGTTATGTGGGATCAAGCAAAAAAGGCTCTCGAACAAGGTGATAAACGTGATTTATCAATGCTTTCATCGAGTCTAGTTGCTAATGTCGGGGCCACTCACAGAAATGTAGAAAATGGATTTGTTGAAGTATTAGATGGTCCAACGGGGTTCATGTTAATTAGTCGTAAGGCTTTGGAAAAGATGCACGAACATTATAAAGATTTAAATTGTAAAAATGATCACCAAAACAGGGATTTCGATGATTATTGTGCTATTTTTGATTGTATGATTGACCCGGGTAATAAAAGATATCTTTCAGAAGATTATGCTTTTTGTAGACGATGGCAACAAATTGGTGGTAAAATATACGCAGATTGTCAAACAACACTAGGACACGTAGGTAATTTACCATTTCAGGGGTGTTTAGAAGAAAGGCTTAAGGTTTAGGTTGTATTATAAAAATAATATGAAGTTTGCTACTATAATAGTTACTAGAAGTAAATCATGTCACGTAAAAACCCTACACAGTATTCTCAGATTTAATTTACTATGTTTACAAAAAGGTGGTATTGAAAATGAGGTTACATTTGTTAACGACGACCCTTTCGATAAAGCGGATACAATTCATAAATATATCAAGACACATGATAGACTACTTTTTATAGATTTTGGTATACAAATTGACGATTCAAGTTTGGAGACGTGTTTTGACAAACATGAAGGCGTTGGTTGTTTGGTGTTTCCAGGTGTTCTCGAAGGTATAGATTGGGGTATGTTTAAGGCTAAAGTAAATGACAAATGTAAAGAACCTGTTGAACAAATTGGTTTACATTTTGATACAGAAGTTACAAACAGGGTTATTGGTGATTACTATAACGTGAAAGAAACAAGTTCTAAATGTTGGTTACTCATGTCAAAAAATGTATCAAAACACATAAAAGATAAAAAAAATAATTCTTATAAAATATTTCCAAAAATGGAAATAATGTTTCGTAAATTTAAAGAGTCTGGTGTCAAAATTCTAGCGTATCCAAAATCTAAGTTAATCATGACATATAATCATGAGTGTATAAGTAATCTCTTAAACGCCGCCGGTGTTAAAAGTAATTAAAGATTAAATTTAAAATATAAAACATGATGAACCGTGTGTTTGTAAAAAAAGACGACCCTCTTTACAAATATACGATAAACTTTATGGAAGAATCATGGGGTACAAGGGGTAAGGGTATATTTCCCGGTTGTCAACCTATTTCCATAGAACGAAAACATTTCAGTATTTTAGAAAAGAATGATTATGTTGTATGTGAAAAAACTGATGGTACGCGATACATGATGATTGCTATGCAATTTTGTAGTCAAAGAGTTTGTGTATTTATAAACCGGGCACTAGAAATGTTTACGGTACCGTTAAACTTTAGAATGAATGTTTTCAAAGGTACCATACTCGAGGGCGAGTTATACGAAAATACTTTCATGATTTATGATTGTTTGATGAATTGTGGAGAAGTTGTCGGTTATAAAAATTTATTTGATCGTTTAGAAAATTGTGAAAAAGTTGTGAAAAAGTCAATGATTCTAAGTACTGATCCCGTTATTTTACGTGTAAAGAATTTTTTTTTACACAGTGATTTTGAACAATTTATGGATAACTATCTCCCAAAAATACAACAAGAAGTTGATGGTTTAATATTTACACCGGTTAATACACCTATAAAAATAGGTACACATGAAACAATGTTTAAATGGAAACCACGAAATAAAAATACAATTGACTTCCTTGTTAAAAAGGAAAAGACTGTAGAAACAGCTGGGTGTGTACCGGGTGCATTTGTATATAAATTATATATCCAAGATAAAGGTAAACATATATTTGAATCTTCTATACCAATAGATCGTATAAAAGATTATAAATGGTTGAAAAACGGCGATATTGTTGAATGTATGTACGTAACTTGGGAAGATGGGCCACTTTGGTGGAAACCTTTAAAAAAAAGAACTGATAAAACGTTTCCGAACAGTAGAAGAACGTTTTATAGAACACTGGTAAATATTAAAGAAAATATTATGATGAAGGAGTTTTTAGATTGTAGACCAATATAAAATGATTATCTTCTTTAGGTAAATCGTTTAATTTACCTAAATTGTCGTCATCTTGAATAAACCAATTTTCACCCATTTTTATAGTAGACATGTAATGACCACCACACTGAATACCTTTATGAATTATTGTAGATTGTAACTCGTATATATTATTTCCAATATTTAGATTTTTTTCTATTTTTACAAAACTTTTTTTATCAAATGATACAATAAATATATTTGGATATTTAGAAAAAATATTTCTTGTTGTAGCCACGTTATGTTTTTTACCATCGTTGTCTACGTAATCTTCTATTGTATTCCACCCGTTACTCTCTTTTATCATTGTATTTATATCCTTAATATCTCTTGACATGTTTAGTATGTGAATACAAAAAGGTATTTTAACGGTATTTTTACCAACGGGTGATATAGTTATTTGATTTGTTTCACCGTATATAACTTCTTTTATATACGGATATGAACGTTCAAGAATATCTATTATACAAAATAAAGCATCCTGTGCATCGTGTGGATTTCCGATGTTAAATCTAGGAAATAATTTTACAAATTCGTTTAATACAGGTCCCAATGTAAAAACTTTAGTCTCTTGTGTTGTACAGTATAAATGAGTTAAATTTTCATACGCTTTTGTAAAATTACAATCACCTTTATATTTATTATTCAATACATGAGATGATATCTCTTTCATATTCAATAAAATCTGCACAGCTGAGTTGAAGTAACATGTATTTCCTAAATTTGTAAACCCATGCATCTAAAAAAAGGAGATAAAAAAGACTTAAGAAGAAGACGCGTTATTAAAAATGTAAACAAAATGGACGTACATAAAATATGCGACGCTATAAAACCTATAGTTGATAAATATAAAGATCAGGAAAACATTGAAATGGAATTTCGTTTGGGACGATTTAATGGATTATTTTTTGATACTAACGTAGGCTCGAATACATATGTTGATATTATAAAGGGGTTTGGTGAATATTCCGGATGGGAAAGAATTGTAGAGACTAAATCTGAAGTATATTCCCGAGAAGACAATAATACAAGATTAACTATAGACACTGTAACTGGTGAAGAAACGTTTATTAAAAAAGAAAGACTTGAAAATATTGATTTTAAACAGTTACAAGGCTCACCGTTTGATATCCGTTTCAGTGTTTCTAGGGAAACACCTATCGAAGAAGATGATAATAATGATAATATTTGGGATAGAAAAATTGTAAAAGAACGCAATTCTTATATCAGGAAAAATTTATCTATAGATAGGACAGTGAGTGCAGGTGGTAATAGAGACAAGGATTCAGAAGATTCAACTATATATCAACTAGAACTTGAAATTGTCGATCCTAAAAAACTCACAGATATCGATACTTTATTTAACATTTGTTATAAAATAAAAGATATTTTTAATATGTTGAATAGTAATAAAACATGTTAGTGTGGGTATTGATTATATGTGTAATAATAATGATGTTTCACGATCCCGATAAACCGGAACATATACACGTATTAGGATATTCACCAAAATACTTTTATGTTTCAAACGGTGAATCGAATAAAATGTTTGAAAAATTGAAAACGAATGGTATAATGGATGAGTCTTTGAAATACTTTATAATGAAAGAAGATAAACTATTAGAATTAGAAGTAAAATCCGTGTGTTCACAAGTATCTAACAAATTAGATGCCTTTTCAATATCGGATCAAATAAAAAATCATTTTCTTGGGTATGATTTTTCATATCATGCGAAACACCTTAAACAAATATCCGAACCAGAAAAACTCATAAACCGAAATGTAAAATGTTCATAAAATAAAACATAATTCGTCTATGTTTAGCAGATTCAATTTTTTGAAAATTGTCATAAATATACATTATTAAACCTTTTTCATGAAAATCTCTAGTTGTTTCCATATAAATTTCTGGGAATTCTGTATCAATAAAATCTTCATCACATAGATAATATTCTTTTTCTAAATTAGACATAATTTTTCCATTTTCATTAACATTTCTATAAATGTTAATGTAATCTATTATAGTATAGTTTATCCCTTCTATAATAGACGAAATTATATAAGTATCCCATCTTTTATTATCGTCTACACATACATTATTTAAATGAATATGATTATTTAATAAAACACGAGGGTTTTCCATTTATATTTAATTATTACCTTTTATTCTTTAATGCTTTACTTTCGAAATTTTTATACATTTCATTAAGTAATTGACTATTTGATTTACGTTTTGAGTTTGAGTTCGAGTTCGAGTTCGAGTTCGAGTTCGAGTTCGAGTTTGAGTTTGAGTTCGAGTTAGGTTTAGAAATTGGACGTCTAATTATTTTATTAACAACTTTTTGTTTTGGTTTTCGTACAACTTTAGGTTTTGGTGGTATAACTCTTTTCTTGTTTAACGGGAGTGGTTTTTGTTGTGATAATTCTCTCGTCATTTTAATGTAATTAATAACTCTATTACTATTTACTGCCGGTGTTTTAGGAAAAGACATGATAAATCTAACGACTTTATTTACCACATTTTTACCAAATTTACCATAAACTTTATTAGCTTCCTTTTCGATCAACAATTCTTTTAATTCCTCTTTTTTATTCATTTTAAACCTGTATACCATATCTTTCTTAATTTTATCCGCCTCTCGCTTCTTCAATACTCCATTTTTCTTAGTTACTAATCGTTTATTTATTTCCATTCTATTTAATTCAGATTTAACGTCTCTTACATTTTTATTAATATTCATAACATTACCGTATTTTTTCATCCAAGTTTTACCGTAAAGTTTAATGATATCATTTTTTATACCTTTATCATCAAGTTTACGTTTTATATTAGTAGGTTTCCTTTTTTCTTTTTTCTGAGAATTTAACAAAACTTTTTCCATTTCATTTGCGAGTGAATTCGGTGTATTCGGTGTATTTGGTTTTTGGAGTTTTTGGCATAATATTTTTACCGTATCTGAATCATTTACTGGTATACCTTTAGATATTGCAAGCGATACGAGTTGTTCCTTTTTCATATCCTTACACATTTTACTATCTATTTTAAAATTAGAGTTACCTTTTTCAATTTTATCAAGTGCCTTACATATAGTATCCTTTTTATTCTTATTCTTGATACCAACAACACCCAACTTCTTAGCAACTTCAAGTAATACTGGTTTGGTAAGTCTTTCACATTTCAATCCTCCTATTTTCATTATACCCTCTTTATCATACGTAATTTTCATATTCTTTGTTCTTTTGACAGATTGTTTCTTTGCAACGGGTTTCCTTTTTGGTTTTTTGAAACAACAATCATACCCTTGTGGATTTTTTTTAGTTTCAAACCCTTCTTTACACGGTGGTCTTCTAGGTTTTGGACATGTCGATGCTCTCAGTTTATCAGAAACAATCGAAATTTTATTCGCGTTTACATTTTTATTAACTAAACCTAAAGTATATCCATTTTCATGTAATTTCTTAACCAATTCTACACCAATGTTATATGCAATCTCAATTTCATCCGGATTATCTTCACCTTGTATTTGAACAACACCTGATCCCGATTTAGTTGTTTTTGTAGAAAATATGAATGCACGATCTTTATATTTTATATAAAGAAAGGGTGCCTGTTCCGGTTCATATTGAAGGAACGATACGCCCCAAGTACGTAACTTAACAAATTCCCGTGTCATTTTTGATAATTCAAAATTCGCATTCGTATAAAATTGACCCCCTATATTATTGTAAGATATATCATTATATAAAAACCCCTGTTTTTGTGTATACGTATCTATTATATATTTACGAAGAGATTCAGGTTGTCTTTTAAGGTTTTTTGATCCTAAAAACCCACCCGATAACCTAATTTTACCAGTTTTATAAATATTAAAACTAAAATTCTTTTTTTCTATACCATTTGTCATATACCCGGTAAACTGCGCGGAAGAAAAATCTAAATTCAAATCCCCTTTTAATCCAAAATCTTTTGTGTGAATAACACCAGTTTGAAATCTTCCGTAAATACCTTTTATTTCGTTTACGTCTATGGTTATACCACCTGATATGGATGCATGACCCTTAGGTTTCTGTTTAAGTATATATTTGATATCAACGCGTTTGTCACCGTTGGTTTCGGGTTTGAAAAGCTTATTTATTAAGGCATTATACATACCTGGTCTAAATTTACCCAACCGAAGTTCGTTAAACATTGGTACGTTTTCTCGTGTATTATTACTCACACTTGGAATGGTATCCGAACTCTGAACCTGTACGTTAGAATTTTTGACGAATTGACGAGGGTCCATACTTACACTACTCTGAGATTTTTAATCATTATCTATAACTGGTTACATCATACCCCTTTGTATTTTCTTTAGCAACCAGACTTATACCGTATAAAACTTTTCTACCTTTATAATTATCAGGTTCACTTAACCTTTCTGGGTTCGTGATGATCCAATAATCATTGACTTCATTCTGTATTTTAATACCACGCGTACTGAACGATCCGTTATAGAAGTCATTATTGAAAGTTGGTCGAGCAATTTTCTTATCACCGCAAAAATTTAAGAACATTTCTTCGAATAAGTCAATTGGAAATTTAAATTTTTCACCCAATTTGATTTCATAATTTTTATACATTTCTAGTTGTAAATACCTTTCCAATGGGTTTGTAGCTGAAGCAATTTGTTCCCGAATTTTAAAGAAATATTTAGGAAGTACGCTCCAAATATCCCTGTTTTGATATTTTTGAGCATACTCTAGATACCCACGAAGACATTTTTCAATTATAATTGGTATTTCAGATTCGAGTTTTGTATCGAGCATTGGGTCCGTATCTGTATCGGTAACTTGTTTCCCAAAATGAAACGTGACCATACGTCGCAAAATACTACCCGATTTATCTTTATATTGCGGAACTTCATTACCTCCGAGAATACCCGGTACCTTCCATATCAAGGTCTTAGCTGTTTCACATTTTACAGCGAGTGAAACTTCTTCACCAGAAACTATAGATTGAAATTCAGCCTGTTCGAGTTGGAAATCACCTTTAATTTCTGGCGCAACGAACATTAACGCGTTATGAATAGACGATAATCCAAATTTCCTCTCTATATTATTCGCTATCGTTTTGACATCAGCCGTTTCATAAAATTTACAGAAAACTTTTGTGATCAAAGTTGATTTACCCGAGCGTGCAATCCCTTTTAAAAAGGGTATAATTTGCCATTTATCTAATTCATTAAGTTCAAAACATAACCGACCTCCTAAAACGTACATCCATTTAATCACATCATCACTAAATTCTTGATACCTGAGAACACTTTCGAAATGAGGTGTTGGTATATCTGACCAGTCTTCTATCATGTTATGATCTTCAAAATCAAGATCAAAATATTTACAACTTACGATAGTTGGATCAAGATTTTTATATTCTTTTGATTGATACGGGTAAAATACCGTATGATACAAACCTGTTTTATCAGACCACTTCGAACCTATAAAAATACCGTTTTTAAACGACCAAACCCTTCTATTCTTTACAATTTCTGGAAATTGTATATCTGCACAGTCTGTTAAATGCTTTATGACTTGAGAAAACATAGCTGTCCCATTTGATGATGTTAAATCCTTCCACAGTTCATACCACGTTTCTTTATTAGCGATTCGGTGAACATAATCTTTTATGGGCTCATCCTGTTTCCAAGCACGTGTCTTATGTCCTTCAACAGTTATAATCTCTTTACACGTATACCCTCGGTAACGTTTCGTGTCATTTTTATGAAGAGAATCGAAAATTGCCATTATACACTTCTGGAATACGTTAAGTTCTTCAAAATCTGGCATGGAACATCTAAATAACGATGGATTTGTTGTAACTTCCAAAGGAACTTGTGTTGGGTTATTTTTACGGTCGTAAATACGATTAGTACTAAGAACAATGTTCCACGAATCACAGAGTTGGTCGGTCAGTCTCCTGATTCTAAACCCTAGATCTAAATCATCGTCACTTCCCATATCACTTGAAAGTATCTCGAGTATTTTTGCACGGTTAAAATATTTACTGTTTCGATCTAATAAATGTCTATATACTTTTTCCTTAACTCTCATATCTACATATTTAGGTCTATTCGTTGTAATATCTAATTCTTCAGGTGAAAAGAATATTTTATAGGCGAGTTCTACTGGATTTAAATTAACAAGTTCTGTATTATTTCTATCCGGTAGTAACCCAACCTTTTTCTCTTCGTACTTTATTGCCCCTAATAATTCTTCTGGATTAAGATCGTCAGTGCGATTTGCCATATCGTGATAAAAGGCTTCTTCGCGGTCTGCATCCGGAGTAATGAATAAGGTATTTGGATCCATTTCTTGTATTATAATTAATACACGCTAATTTTTTATACTCTTTTTTGGAGTTGAGCTAACATTTTTATCATTATCTTGTTCTGAACTTCAAGTTGTCTCGATATGTTTACCAGGGCTGAGCATACAGTTTCACCTTCCTCATTTGTTAGTACGGAACCTAAAAGAGCACCCATATTATCCAGACCAAAGGTTTCATCTTCCATATACTCATCATCAAAATCGTCATTTTCTAATTCATCTGGGTTTAAAAGATATTTTTCTGCAATTGTAGACTGATCATCTGAGATACTAGAAATTGTTTCGGAATCACCATCCCCATTATTTGATTCATTTTCGGATTCAATTTCGATATATTCTTCATCTACGGATTCAAGTTTTGGTACGTCGTCGTTTGACATTTATATGTACCAGGAAAAATCAAATCGTGTTTTTTCGCGAAATCGTCCAAAATAAAAATCTCATGTTATAGTACAAACAAATAAAATGGCCGGTGGTCTCATGCAATTAGTCGCCTACGGCGCACAAGATGTCTACTTGACTGGTAACCCAAAAGTCACTTTCTTCCAGGCGGTTTACAAACGCCACACAAACTTCGCGATGGAAACTATCGAACAAACTGTCAACGGTACTGCCGCGAACTCGGGTCGCGTTTCCGTGACTGTCGCCAGAAACGGTGATTTGATCGGTGACATGTACATCGAATTATTGAACACTGCTACAAAGCTCAGTTCCGTTGAATCTGACGGTGCCGCCACCGGCACCGCGTTTGCCGGGTGGGTCGCCGAGCGTGCGATCAAGTCCGCTGAATTGTCCATCGGTGGTCAAAGAATCGACAAACACTACCAAAGATGGTGGAGATTGTACTCCGAGTTGTACTTGGATGACGCCAAGAGAACCAACTGGGGTAAGATGACGTCCTCGTCTGTCGCTTCCGCGGGTACCGTCTACTTGCCACTCGTCTTCTTCTTCAACCGTAACCCAGGATTGGCCTTGCCATTGATTGCCTTGCAATACCACGAAGTCAGAATTGACTTTGACTTGGCGTCCAACTTTGACAAGTACTTGAACACTTCCACTTTCAAAGTGTGGGGTAACTACGTGTACCTTGACACTGAAGAGCGTAGACGATTCGCGCAAAAGGGTCACGAATACTTGATCGAACAAGTCCAACACACTGGTACCGACACGGTCACCAAGAACGCGACCAAGCAAGTCAGATTGTCCTACAACCACCCAGTCAAGGAATTGGTCTGGTGTGTTGCGGATGCGGCGTCCGACGATGCCCAAGGTATGTACGATTTGACCAGTGCATGCACACAAGCGTCTATTGATTTCGTGACTGTGCCAAACGCGCAGTCGAACACGTACATCTCTGCGAACCAAATGGGTTGCCCAGCCTTGGACGTTTTGTCGTCTGGCTCTAAGGTGTTCACTGAACAAGCCCTCGGTAACTTGGACACGTTCAAATTGGTTCTCAACGGCCAAGACAGATTCAAGGAACAACAAGGTAGATACTTCAACCAAGTTCAACCATTCCAACATCACTCCGGCAACCCATACGCGGGTGTCTACTCGTACTCGTTTGCGCTTAAGCCAGAAGAGCATCAACCAACTGGTACATGTAACTTCTCCAGAATTGATAACGCGCAAGTCGCCATCAAGTGTGCCGACGTCGGTACTACCAACAAGAACCTCGACATGTTCGCGGTTAACTACAACGTTCTCCGTGTCCAATCGGGTATGGGTGGCCTCGCCTTCTCCAACTAAGCGTGTATTAAACGTTTACTAGCAAATAAATAAAATTTAAAAAATATATACAAATAAAATTTAGATTTTAAAATTTAGAACAAATTTTAAAGTTTAACCTTAAAATACTTCTGTATTTTTTCGAGTATGTACCAGTTCGGATCAAGTTTACCCGTTTCGATCATGTTTATAGTATCTAAAGTTTCGCCTATTCTGTGTGCAAGCTCAACTTGTGCGTGACTTCTTTGTATACGTAAAAGTTGTATTCGTTTACCTATTGGTTCTGACATATTAATAGTGATTAGAGTTTAACGCCCAAAACACGACGCAGTTTTTGTATTATTTTAGGGTCCGGTATCGATTTACCCAATTCATACGACGAAATTATGTCTGAAGATACGTGTATGAGATTAGCAAGATCTTTTTGTGTATACTGTTTTGCGACACGTGCCCGTTGGATTGTTAACCCCGTTTCTTTACTGACCTTTTTGTGCGTCCCTAACTCAGTTTCATCAAGTTTCTGTTCCGGTGATTTACCCGAATATTGACTCCGTTTAGGTAATTTGATCTCTTGACCCATAAACTTGACGTATTTTTCCTTTTCTTTTTCTTTAGTAACACTTTTACCATGTATGGTAACTTCATCCCAATCTTGGTGGAACATGTTTTATATTATAAATACTTAAAATTTTAAGTCTTTTTTTTGTATAAATGAAAAGTGCTTATATATTCTTAATAATTTTTGGAACTGTGGGTGGTTCATGTGTATTGTTTAATCCGGTGGTTAAATGTTATTATTACTGGTTCCCATATAAACGAGAACACGTTGTTGAAATATAAAGTTTAAACCTATGTATATAATAAATGATTGAAGCGTACACGGATGGAAGTTGTTTGGGTAATCCCGGACCCGGTGGATGGGCGTATCTTATAAACACGGACCCTAAAATTGAAGATAAAGGTGGTAAAGAGATATCTACGAATAACGTTATGGAAATGACTGCAATAATAAAAGTTCTAGAAAAGTTTATAGAATTGGGACACACGACCGTTCGTATTTTTACTGATAGTAATTATGTACGCTTGGGTCTAACGGAATGGTCTAAAAATTGGGAACGTAACGGTTGGAAAACATCAAAAGGTGGTGACGTAAAAAATAAAGATGAATGGGTAAAAATGGTCGAGTTAATGCGTGAATTTGATATAGTCGATATTAAATGGGTTAAGGCACATAACGGAAACGTAAACAACGAGCGTGTTGATACACAGGCACGCGAATATGCTTATTTATTTTCTAAGAAAGAGTAATGGGAGAAGACACTATACCAGAACAACATCATTGGTGTCCAAAACAAGAAAAGCTCCTAATCCGGTGGGCCGAGAAGGCTGCCGGGTATCGATGGCTACACAACCACGCGCGTATGTTTTATAAGAAACAAAACGATTGGTTATCGTACCCGTGTATAATCATATCAAGTATTACAGGTGTTGGTGGTTTTGCGGTTTTAAGTCCTAATGATCAAAACATATCGACCGAACAAAAACAAAAAATTGTTATTTTTCAATACTTTTTCGCGTTTTTGAACGTGGTCGCGGGTATACTTACATCTATTTCCAAGTTTAACAATTCTTCACGTATGATGGAATCACACTCGGTCATGTGTGTACAATACTCAAAATTTTATAGGAACATTGATATGGAATTATCACTCGAAACGAAATATCGTGAAGACGTTTTAGATTTTGTAAATAAAGTGCGTCTAGAATACGATAGATTACTTGACGATGCACCCGATATACCTTCACATACAATAGAGGCGTTTAACGAAACGTTCCCCGATAAAGAAAATAAACCTGACGTGTGTAACGGGTTGAGTATAATTTCAAATAATGCTCTAATACAAGACGATTCGCGTGTATCAAAAGCTATAAAAAAATGGATGACGCGTCCAAAAACACCAGATAACAAATTACCAACACCGAGACACTCACTAGATTTAGAGTCTCACCCTTCGTGTGGGGTATAAAGTTTAAACTATATAGTATAGTACACCACAAATGATTGAATACAAAGAGTACGTTTTGCGATTAATAAAAGTAGTATTTGGCTTAAAGTTTATG